AGAGAAAAGGTTCCCGTCAAAATTCCAAAGTCGTTCTCCACCATCGTGTCCGAGAACGAAAACAACCTCTCCCCAGTGAAATCTAATTCTACCTCGTGAGTAAACGCCTTCGCTACGGTTCCCCCGTCCAAAAGCGTGATGCCTAACGTAAAAAGATCGCGGCAGTCCCCCACTTGCGTAACGCTCGTGCATGTAGCAAGCGTAGCGTTACTCGGATGACTGTCCACGGTAACCGCGCTGTTGAGGGTAAAGCCTCTGCGAACCTCATCCTCGGTCAATGGAACATCAAAAGTGCTTGTATAAGTTCCGCCACCCGCCGTAGCGTTGCCCGTGCAAAACTCGCCGGAGCTACAGCCTCTCGCAGAACCAGCAGATGTCGTTGACCCACTTGTCGTAAACGCGGACAGATTGGGAAGAACATCGGTCGTCGTTACAGTTTCCGCCAACGCAGAAGACGACATAAGCAGGAATGCGATCAGCCAACGCATCAGTCGCCTCCGTACCATTCTTCTTCGTTAGGCCAATCAGAACTCTGTTGAGGCTGCGAAGATACCGTTTCCGCTTTTAGCTGCAACCGCACAATAGAACCTTCCGGCGATTTCTCAGGATTATTGACCCACTCCTGTCTCGCCGCGTCCCCAATCTTGCCCATAAACGGGCAGGGCGTTCCAGCCATCCAAAGGCCGTCGAACACACGCACTTCCTGACAAAGAATGCTAATGCCAGCAACCTTTAGCCCCATACCAAACACAGACCGTGCCAGCTTGATCCTCTCGCAGTTTAAGTCTCGCGTGGTTGTGCCACCGGACACACCAAAAAGACCAGTTTGCAAAGCGCCACTGGTTCCGACTTGACAGATATCGTTGTTGTTAACGACTATTGAAGGGCTAGATGCTGTAGGTGGTGTTTTGTCAACTACGGTTGAACTAGACACCGTTGCTGATGTTACTGTATCAGCAGAATATGATGGAGAAACAAAAGAAAACGCCAGAAACAAGCAGAACGCTAGAAGCAGGCATACAGCTAAATTATTGAACTGATTTTTCATTGCTATCTTCCCACGGCATGACTATTCCAGCCAGCGTAGCAAGACGAGCTATCTCTTTAAGACCCCGCTCAGTGATTTCAACGTAATCACCAGCATTTTGGATCATCTTGGTTTTCAACAATTCTTCCTCAACGTCAGCGCACAGGGCAACCCCTTGATGGTGATGCTGATGAAACCCAACAAAACTAAGAGCCAGAAACCTACGACTCTGTAAGTTTGTTAGTTTGTAAACTTTTCCTTTCAAGTTCATTCGCTTGGCTTCTTAGGCTTGGGCTTAACCGCGTTCTCATAATAGATGATAATCTGCTTTTGCTGCTCAATAAATCGCTTTATTTCAGCCATGTTCAAAGCAAGCGTTTCGTAGTCTCTGACGCTTATTGCGTAGAACAACAGATCGCCGTTCTCTTTCTCAAAACGCTGCTTGAAAGATGCGAACGTGTCTTCTGTAACTACATAGAAATGCAACTTATTCAACGATACAGGACGAGGGCGATTTTGAGTTGGTATCTTACGCTCTACCTCTACCGTCTTAATCTCTACCGGCAAGATTTCCTTAAAGTTGGTGCAACCACTACTTAGCAGGGGCAGGAGCAACAGCGCCGGAAATAGCTTCGAGCGAACGTAACAATTTATTCGTGCCATTGTTTATCCTCTTTTCTACTAGGCCGGGTTTCTTCATGGAAAGTTTTGCAAGATCATGCTTGCGTAGCTTACCGATAAGTACATCCTTATATTCGTTGGCGGCGTTGAGTTTGCTCTGCAATTCCTTATTTAACTCATCAAACTTTTCTCGATCCTCAATCATAGCGGTGATCGTGTCATCTTGCATCTTCTTAGCAGTCTCTAACTTAGCCGTGTTTTCAGTTAGTGTCTGGATGCGCTGCTGGCTATCCTTGTAGTAGTAGTAAGCCCCATAAACCGAACCGCCTACGAGACCCACCACTACAACAAGTAGATAGATTTTTAGCACTTAGATGACGCCTTTTTCTTTCAGGATAAAGCCAAGCGCACCACCGACAACACCAATCAGGATAACAATCGGTTGATTAATCAATACCCCGATACCAACCACGGCAGCACCCGCCGCTGCATAGCTGGATGGCTCAGTCATTCGATCTTTAATATATTTCATTTCTTCCTCCGTTAGGTTCAGTTAACGTCTTAACCCTACATCTCACCTAGAAAGCCTATCATAATACCCTCTAGAACGCCTTATAAGCGCCGCTGGCGAGCTTTAGGGCTGTAAACCCTGCATATACGCATTACCATCAAAGGTTATGCACTGAGCGCGATTTACACCGTAATCCGGCAAAATAAATGATGCGTGTACCCACCCCGATGCCGGTTCACCTGATTTATAGAACTCCAAGATTAGTTGATCAAAAGTGCAATTTTCCTTGATCCATTCAGCAAGAACAGAATTATCTACACCCGGTACTTCAATATCCGCCGCTTGCCCCTTTGTGTGCTGGCTCTTTGATGAAGACCCAATTGCTTTGTTTAAAGCAGAACACCTGTATCCACTGTTAGGTGAAAATGGCGTATCAAAATGAGTGCGAACCGGCTCAAGAACATGGACACACACCGCCCGCAGATTCGCAATGATTACATCGTCTGTAGGTATGTTATCAATTCCAAGGCGCGTAGCGGTATCGCTCCTGCACATCTCTTGAAGTGTAAAGTGATCTGTTAATTTTGTAGTCATATCAGAACTTCCACAGCATACCAGCCATAAGCATTATGACAGCCCCGGCAGATGTTATCAAAATCAACTCAAGCCTCTTTATACGCTCAATGGTCTCTTTCCATCGTTCCGCGCACACCGCCTCATGAGTCTGTAGCTTTGCATCAATTTCCTTAGCCGTTGTCATTATAATTACCCTAACTTCGGCCAATCATGAATAGGCGGATTTCCTGTTGCTATCCCATCACTATCAACCGGAGTAACAAATAGAGCCTTGAAAGCGTCAAGATTAGAGCAATCTGCAATAGCCGCTTTGATTGTGGTGCATTTACTTATAATAGCTGCTCTGTAAGTGGCAACATTAGAGTCAACGGCTCGATCTCTCTCCGCGTTTGCTATTATCTGCCAATCAAAGGGCTGTAAAAGACTGTTGGCTGTCTCATTAGTCTTTTCTGTCCATTCAAATTTTAATCCTCTAGAGACATAATCTTTGCCGTCAATAGTCTCAGTAACATCTTCAACCGGCTTTGCCGTCGCAGACCATGTTCCATCAAGATTAAGACTTGAGATTGTGTAAAACTTGCTATCTGGCTTGGTTTGCTCTGCTACTTCAACAATACCGTGACTTGCCAAAAGATCAGACGACCATGACGCCCAATTGCTAGGATGCTTAACTCCATTGCTTGCAGTCCAAGGTCTACCCGGCCTTAATATCTTTTCATTATTCAATACAAACATTTCACTATCCTTATCTTGCTGTGACTGCCGCTATACCGTCGCCGCCGAATGGGTTTTCAGCGAATGCCATGTATACAAACGTACCGCCCGACGCATTTACTCCCCCATCGCTCGCACGAAGTTTAAATCCATTTGAAAGAAAATCGTGGGTCGTAGAGGTTATGTCAGCGTTATTAGTGTCCAAGAGCTGACGAAGATTTGCGACGTTGAAAGGGTTCCGCGCACTGTCAACAATCACCCAGTTATCGGCACTATCCGCTCGTTTCAGCATCACAAAGGCGGGACGAAATTCGGTCGCCACAAAAGGCCCGTCTACATTTCCATTTCCTGTGTAGGAACCAAACTTTGAAAATCCAGCAACCGGTGCCCAAAGATACGCTATGTGCGATCCAACTTTGTTTACACCGTCGCTTGTTCCGATTGAGAAAACAGAACTTGTTGGCGCAGTGTCTTGCCAGATTGATGAACTGGTTTGCTGGGCATTAGTCAGATTGAGAAAAAGGTTTTTTGTCCAGCCAATCGAATTGTGACCAACGACCCAACTCTCAGTGTTTGAGTAGTCTTTAATAACAATCCACTCTGGAGCAACTCCTAACGAATGCGAAATTGTGCGGTTGGTTTTGTTGCCCGTGTACTCAACAATATCAAAGCCGGGGGTTGCTCCTTTTTTCCATTGCCACGTGACATAGGTTCTGCCTGAGCCGTTGAAGTTTACATCTGTCGTGTCTAGATCAAATCCGTCACTCTCAAACGTAAGCTGCGCGGTACTGTCCGTATCACCGGCATCGGCGCTATTTGACTTTATTCGCTTTGTTGTGCCTCGTACATCATCAAACCAGACTTTATTATCGCCGTTAGATCGGGGTGCGAGAATGAGAAGGTCCGGTTCAAAATCTCCGGCGTTTGCGTCGTTTGTAATTGCAAGTCCACTGGAACCGTTGCCCGTGTATGGCTGAGTGTGAAAATACTCTGAGCCATCTGCGATTGTTAGTGCGGGAAGGTTGCTAGTGTTCCATGCCTTGAAACCTGTCGGTGGTGTGTATTGAAAGTCTGACTGTCCAAAATTAACAATGATATTTTCAATAGATCCGCCGCCAGTTACAAGTGGCACCCATGTGCTATATCCAGAACGTATACTTGCTAAGTTCAAGGTTCCCTGTGACGAATTATCTTTATAAAAAGTTATTTGATTGTCATCTAAATTAAGAGCCACACCAATTTTGCTACTTACAAAGTATTCCGCACCGTAAGATGTGTTGTCGCCGTTTCCTCGGTAATTGCCAGAAGGTGCGTAGTAAAAGATCGTACCAGTGCCAGAAGAAAAAGCACTGCCACCAAAAGATAATTCTGCTGGTGCTATGCCAACGCCCGGAAAATTAAAAGTTCCTGTAAAGGTAGCTTCATAATACCACTTGCCGCTAGATACACCCATTGTTCCGCAAATGATTGGATCAGTTCCGCTAGTCCAACCAACTTGCAAATTTCCATCTGTTAGAGTGCAGTCAGTATCTTTGTTAAGAGGATTTAAAGTGCAGTGGTTGTTAGTCGGGGTATCCGACATCTGATCCGCTGCGGTCAAGCCACTGCTGGACCAATCATTATTGTTTCCTGAGAAGTCTTCACCAAGATCAGAGCTATCGCTGCCGTCTAGGTAATAGCCGGTGTTTCCAAACGTCAGGCTTGACGCATCCTTCGGTATCCAAACGCCATCGTCGTTAGTTTCGCCAAAGCTATCTGGTCCTAATTGTTGACCATCAATAAAATAATACTCTGCAATGTACCCATCAAATGGACCATTAACACCTTCACCAATTAAATGCTCTACAGCGGAGTTAAGAAACCCATCAAAGTTTTGACTAGGATATGTCTCCGTTCCAAAACTAGTTTCTTGGGTTCCATTTATATATACTTTAATACGATTAGCGGCAGTCCCTTGTGTGGTATCAAAAGCAACAACTAGATGAACCCAAGCAGAGAAATCACGAAAAAGTCTCGTAGTTCGCAAATCAATTCTAGCACTTCCGCTAGAATAATCAAAAATATCTACACGACCATTTGCACCTATGGTAATGTTAGCCCATGTGCTTCCACCAGATTGATTATACTCTAGCATTGAGCCTGCACTGCTTCCGTTTTTTTGCCACACGGACAAAGTAAATTTTCTACGGTTTGTAGCTGTGCCAAATGTTCTGGTTAGTTTGGCGTCATCATTTTTGTTGAAACGAATAGACTGATCTATTTGGTAGCCAGCGCTGCCAGAAGCCCCCGCTGCTCCAGCCCTTATTGTATCTGAGTTAAGAGGCCCAGACATTATTTTACATCCAACGAAATCACAGAATGGATGGATGATGCGCTTACTACTATGTAGTCAATTCTATCAACCGCTGATGCAGCAGTGCTTAGGGTAGGGGCGGTCCCGCCGGGAAAATCCCAGTTGGTGCCGTATGAGAGAGTTCTTCCGCCCGTACCATCTTGTGTAATTATAATTGATCCTGATTGTCCCGCTGTTAAATTGCTTGGGTTGGCCAATGTGTATGCACCACTGTTATCACTTCCCAACGTACCCGCACCGGCATTATTACTCAGCTTGAAGTAATTGTTGTTAGCCATATCAAGCGTGATAGCTCCACCAGTGGTCGAATTAGTCGTGGTTATGCTGCCCCTTTGAGCCTTGCTGAAGGTTTGGTTTACATCACTTTGAACAATTGTTGTCGTGCCGGTCCCAGACCCGTGAGTAAACGTACCAAGAGTAATATAAGCATCATTCGCGGCGTTCCGCAGTTTCAGCTTGTTGTCTCCAGTGTCATAGTAGAACTGATAAGAGTATTTTGTGCTTGGATCAGAGCCACCGGAGTTGTTTGACGCTATAGCTGACAGGACACTATTGATATCCGCTCTTACGGTAGCACCGTCAGCATTTGCAATTACATAATCATGTTGGGCCATCTTTTATGCTCCTAAATAGTCGCGGCAGTTACGGCCAAAGCACTGCACCTTACCGTATAAGCGGGATCGGATGAAGTGAATATTGCCCTGAATTTAAATGCTCTTGCATGCTCTTCGGCTTGCGTGAATAATTTATACGCCGTGAACGTAGGACTGCCTGATGAAGGATTGTCATCCGTTGATGCGTAATACATAGCTATATTAGTTGGGTTAGCTCCCGCCGTACCATCAAAATCTTCCCATGTGTCAATGTTTGCTGTTCTGGCATCAATGTTATCCAACACAATAGATGTGAGAGCCGTGAGATTGGCTGTAAGCCGCACTCTCGTTTTTGATGTCATGTCAATGTTACTAGCGAAATCATATGTGCCGGTTGAAGATATCCCGCCTAAGAAATCAAAATTGGGTATGAGATCAAAATCTGATGCTGCATCTAACAATCCCCCTCCGCTTAATTGCAATTGATTTGAATCAACGAAAAGGTTTGTCTTAGTCCCGGCAAAAGCAGTGCTTTCTGTGACTGTGGTTTGATTAGTAAAGGCTAGGATTGTAGCGCCTACTGATGTCACAACCGTAGGATTTGTTTGCTTTACTCCAGAGCCGTCAACGAATTTAAGAAGATAAGTCCCTGATCTCAACGGCACCATTGCACTGGTAGCTTCGCCCGGTACTGAATTATCTACTAAGAGGCTTTTCGGCCATTCAATGCTAGATGTGGCATTTTGGAATCTTATTTCCACTTTCCCGCCTACTCGCACATCAAGATCGGTTGACTGATCCCATTGCAGTAACGCCATACCTCCGACTTGTTGCACACTCAATCCTGTCATCGCGCTAGGCGCAGTCAACAATCCGGTGACATCTTTAACAATAGAAACATACTCAGATCGAGTTCCTATAAGAGATGTAGCCCGCACTCGTATATCATAGCTGCCCGGTGCTAAATCTAGTATCTCAAAGGAAACGCCAGTAGTTGTTCCACCCGTAATGTAAGTTGAGGAGCTAGTAGCCTTATATTCCATCTCAGAAAAATAAGCGAAAGCATCCGTTGCTGGGGTGTAAGATACTGTAAGAACGGATTGAACGCCTCTGCCATCACGGGTGACTACAAGCTCTTCTGAAGCTACCAAGTTGTTAACAGGCTGTAGGGTCAATACGTTGGGGATTGTGGTGTTAGGCGCTGATGTTACAATCTGCTGTTCGCTAACTGAGAATGAATAAACATCATCAGAGTATTCTTTCGCTTTTATGCTGACTTGTAGAATCCCGTTATTAATAACGAAATTCCATTCGATGACTTCAAATTTCTTTGATGACCACCCATATCTTTCAAACGAAACCTCAAACACATCACCCGGTATCAACCCTAGAGCAGCCAATGAAAAAGTCGCCTCAAACGCTAGCGGCTGTCTATTCCTATAAAGAGCAATCTTGGCTATACGCTGCGCGGCGGAAGGGGATGATGTGAACGGAAGCTCTAAATCATTAAATATGCGCTCCCCATTGTCTTCCTCTTCAAAAACTGAGCTAGTTACTGCTGGATAATCACTCAATTGGAAATTATTTAATGGGGATATAAACTGTCCCTTGACCGCATTAAAGTTATCTCGCCGCGACATGCGGGGAATAATGTTGATTTCTGAAGTAATATCCCCCTCATCAAAACTTAACTTTGATGTTTTGGTAGCACCAGCATAAACGTAAAACCGACCATTAACGTAAACCAATGAACCTGACATTGCCGTAAGTATGTCTTCGATATTACTTCCCGGCGGCAACCCGGTATCAATTACCCCGTGTGCTTCATATCTTTTTTCAGTGCCGCCTTCCGCAAGGGAAACATCTTCGTCACATATATTGGCTGCTGCTATAAATGAGGCCGCATCTATTTTATCAGCGTTTACTGAAAGCCCAAGATCATCCCTTAAATAGTCATACAAAACCAAAGCAGCATTGGCTGAGTACGCCGTCCCACCTGTTCTAGGGTCATAAACCTTCTTACCCTTAAATAAACAACCTATTTCTGGCACTTGATGAAACTTATCATTATCAAACGTAAACCGCCAATAATTATAGAAAACTCCGTTTAAAGTGTGGTTTGAAGTCCATCCATCTATTAATGAAACGGCATCGGCATCAGCGGATTGGGGATTTGTGCCTAAATGCGGATTTACGGTCACAAGACCGCTATACTCCCCTGCATTTACAGCACCTCCAGACGCCCCACCGGACACACTGGCTATCGGTATCTCTTCAGCATCAAGAAACCATGATATTATGCTATCAACCTCATGAGCGGCGTGTACAACAAAAAGATGCAATAGATTGTTGTCTTTGCCGTCTGACTCAGTAGCCGCTACGTTTATTAACGGACCACCGGCTTTAATCTCTCCGTAAGCTAGTTTTCTTGTAGTTATAGGCTGTCGAAAGGATCGCTCTCTATCTTGTGCCGCTGTTTGAAACGCGCTTACATCAAATGAAGGTTGCTTTGGTTTCGGGGTAAGGGCGATAGATACAGCGGCCAAAGCTGCACCCACTAAGGCGGAGCCAACGCTAAACCCAATTGTGATCCCTGCCGCTAACGTTCCTGATATAGTTACGCCAGAGGCAACACCGGCAAGCACTACTGGTACTGCCGCTGGCATTAGCCGATCCTCCACGCTTTAAGGGCAGATTCAGGAGCTATATAGACATATCCCGCACCGCCAACAAACGCGGCGCTATCACCTGTAATTATGCCTAGAGATTCTTGATTATTAAAAAGAGCGCACACCACATCCCCACGTTGAGCAGTTAGAATGGGTATTTCCGGCCAATTGTTTTCAGCACAACGCTTTTCAGCGACATCCATAACGCCCGTAAAGCCTTGTTTTCTTATCTCTCTGTAAGCTCCTAGTGCTGACTTATATTTGCCGCGAAAGCTATAAGCAGGGTCAACCTTGGTTATTGCCTTTATTATATCGCAAGCAAACAAACAGCAATCATCCTTACCCCACAGAAAATAACGAGGCTTTTCTAGCTCTAAGGAAAAGGTCATCTGCCAGTTATCAATTCGTAGAGGCATCAACTGCGCCCCCACACGATAACCAAGTCTTGTATATCTGGCACAAAATCAAACCCTAAATCTAATGGGTTATCAATTTTCTGATCTTCAGCCGTGTATCTTCTAACTTTTGCCTTTTGCAGGGCAATCAATGCGCTTTCACACGCTATAGTGATATCCGCTTTCTCGCCTGAATCCTGTATGGTCATTTTATCCATAAAACCATCAAACAATATAAACGGGTTTAAGTACGGCCTATCCCCTGTAACTTTGACAGTTCCACCCATGCCACTATGGTTTTGGCAATAATAATACATAGTAGGAGTTGAAGCTGACACTCCCGCCGGAACAACCCACTGATTATATGCGCCCGCTGTCCCCGGCGTCCCTACCTCAGTCCATCCATTTGTGTATTGGCTTCCGCCCGTGAAGGTTCCATCAGAGGTAGTTGAAATTCTCAAATTGTGGCCACTAAACGAAGAATCGCTTTGATCAAACCTATAAGTTTCTCCATCATTGACATAAATTACATCTTGGGAAACTTTTTCAATTACAAATTTTCCTGATGCCACCGTCACTTGCAAATCAATGTACGGTATAGCGTCTGATGGTAAAAAGATCATTTTAATGGATACAGGTCTCCCTTGGCATGGCTCATTTAAGGCAATCGAAACCAATGCCGAAGATATACCTGTCAGACCAATTTGTGCGCCATTGGCTCTAACATTTTGAGTTTCTGAGGTAGGTGATATCGATAGAAGCTCCCCTGCGCCGTTATAAGTAACGCCCCCAACTACCAAATCTCCTAATCCGGTCCAAAACCTAATCTGGCCGCTATCAAATAGCGCCTCAACTAGAACAGCAGGGGCAATTAAATCTGATCTAGCAAGGGCGCGATAAGTGCTGTCCAACCCTCTATTCAACGCAAGTATTCCTTCACCGCGAAACTAAGGCCATAAACGCTGATAGCGTTCGCGCTCCACTCCACATCTCCCACCAAGCGAAAGATGCCTTTCGTGTTTGCGACTGTTATAGCTGTATTGTTATCAGGGCTTGTCCGTATAGCCGGTTCAATGCTCAAAGTAGCGTTGCCGCTGCCATCTGTGTTTGCGTCCTCTACGACCATATGCAGCCGTTGCGTGATGCCGCTTCCTATCTGAATGTAATCTCCCTTTTTTAAATATCCCGTTTGGCTGGCTGTAGCCCCATCAATGATAAGGCTGTTTCCCGTTTGGCTAGCCCCATTGACTAACGGAGTACCCGCGCTTGAAGCGGCTGTACCTCGCGCTGTGCGGCCATCCCAGTCCCCAAGGTACATCTGGCCCACTGGACCCCTTAACGATGCCAGAGCGGCCACCCACTCCCTTGCTACGGCGTGTTTCATTGGCGGAAGCGTTATCTCTGCTTCCCACCACTCACCGGGATACTGATAGACTTGCTGCGCCCCGGTAAAAACGGATTGCGATTGAGCAACAATACGCACTAACCGGAAGGTGGTAGAGGTGGGTTGCGCTGTTGAATCAGTAGGCAGTGTTATTGGATACGTTATGGCCATTATGCACCTAACCCAGAAGCAAGTGAGCCGCCGCGCTGCCTTGCATCAATAACGGCGCTTATTGACTCTTGTTTGATTAGTGGCATTAAATTTAATACTTCGGCTCGTACAGTCTGCTGAACACCCGTTGAGACATTGAAGTTCTGTGTGATGTTAGGCCCACCGCCGCCGCCGTTAAGTCTTTGACCACCACTCATAGCTATGTTCATCATGTTGTTAGGCGAGATCATGCCCGATGACCGTGGAGTGAACAGTTCCGGCCCGCGTTCACCAACAAGAAAACTCTGGCCCGCCGCAGCGGAAGAACCTGTAGCTGCAAACCCAAAAGTTGATACGGCTCTAGTGGGAGCCGCTCCTCCACCGCCGCCAAATCCAAAGAACTTACCAATTCCACTGAATATGCCGCCCAAGCTAAAGCCGCCGCCGCCGCCTCCAAACGCACTACCACCTAAGCTAAGAGCCGCTGATGTCAAAGCGGCTTGTATCTTGGTTTTTATTAGCTGTTGGATAATTTGATTTGTAATGTCACGGAACATCTCTTTGAAGCTCTTTAGCCCTTTACCGCTGTTCGTGATAACATCAGCAATACCAGATGAAACGCTTTCACTTACCGTTCCTATAGCACCCATAACTGCTTGACCAGCTTCTGATTGCTTAAACATTTCTTGGCTTGTTGCTTCTAACGCTTCTTTCAGCTTTTCTTGATCCCCGGTTCCTGACTGTATAGCGGCTTTTAAATCACCTTGTAGCTGTAAAAGTTTTTCTTCCTCAGTTACAAGATCAGCGATGGCACCTTTTACGTTTTCTGTTGCCCTAGCTTGCTCTTCTAACTGCGCCCTTAACGCATCCCTTGCCTCAATTTGTGCGTTGATTTTATCAATTTGGGTAGCCGTTTCCGGCTCCATTGATACGACTTCTCTATCTGTACCTTCATCAATAAATTTTATTTTGCCTGACCCAAGACCTTCTTTGAAAGCCGCCCTTTGTTCCGCGCCTAGTCCTCGCAACTCTAACTTTGCATCAAGAGTTTCTTCTTTCAAATTTTTCATGGTCTCTGCGAAGGATGAAAGACCAGCTTTGTTTTTACTAGTAGCAACAGTTCCAGAGTTCATTGTTGCTTCAAGATTTTTTAAATTTTCGTTTGCGGCAAGTAATTCATCTGTTGTCTCGCTAACATCAAACCCCAGTTTTTCAAAAACTTTATCTAGGGCGCCTAACTTATCGGCTGCAATCAATGCGCCAACGACTAATAAACCAAGAGGTGTTCTTCTTAAAAGTTTATTAACGATCCCAATTGTTGCGCCCAATGCAATAAAAGACCTTGCCAGCTTCATTACAGCCACGGCGGCGACTACAAATTTTGTTGCAACAAGTGTGGCTAAGAAGGCCGCGAGTGCTATAGTTGCTGTTCTAAGGTTGTTAGCTAAAAACTTTACAGCAACTCCTAATCCCTTACCTATCGCTTCAAGGGCTGGTTTTGATGCTGTTATGACAGATGAAAGCTCATTGACCATTGTTTTGAGCGCATCATTGAGACCAGAATCTCCTATCTGCAAAAGAGCGTTGTTTGCGGCAATCCCAAGGTTTGAAAGACCAGTGCTTAAATTACCTGTTCTTTGAGCCATAGCGTCAGGCGCGGCGTTATCAAAATGATCCATAAGTGCCTGAACCATTTTGGAAGACCCTTCAGTAGTCTTACCAAACTCGCTTACCTGTAAGCGGGTAATATTCAACTTTTCTTCAAGGATGGCAAATACTGGCAATCCTGCATTCTGAAGTATTTCAAGTTGTTCAATGCCAAGACCGCCGCTCATTGATCTTTGAAGCAATTGAACCATTGCCTCAAATGACCGGACTACATCAGTGGTGGTAGATGCAGCGTTACCAAGCGTCGTAAGCATTTTTTCCGTTGGGGCAATGCCGGCGCCTCGCAGTTGAATAAATGCTCTTGAAAGGGTTTGAATATCAAATGGCGTTCTTTGGGCAAAGTTATTGATAAACTTAAATGCCGCCTCGCCTCTTTCTGCTGTGCCGAACACAGCGGCAAGCGTTGATCGTAAGTCCTCCATCTCAGCGTTAGCCTTGATTACAGACCTTCCGAACACAGCAAGCCCAAGGCCCGCTAATACACCTTTCAAACGCCCCAGTGACGATCCTAAAGCTACTGTGCTAGCTTTTGTGGAATTAAATCCTTGACTCATACGGTTAGTAGCGGAAGTAGTTTGCCGCTGCACACTAGCCAAATCACGGCGCAACCCACGCATATCCGCTTCTATGCGAACCAGTAGTGTGTCAACAGTAGCCATCAGTCAGGATACCTTTCCATCATATCGTCTAGCTCTGATCTGGTTAGTGGACCATCCTTCTTATCTTCGCCACCACCATGGAACTCAGAGAAACCATCAATCGCCATCATCAATTCCGGCATACCCATATCCCAAAACTCTGAGGGAGGTATACCAATCATTCCTATCCCTACACTTACGAAACGACGCCACGGGATTTCTTCTATTCCGTCGTTTCTAGTTCGTTTTTTTCCACACCTTCTTCGTCGTTATCCTCATCGTCTGATTTACCAGCCATAAGAACATTTGCTAAAATTTCCCCACAGACACGCATACCCGCCGCGAGGCCCGCCTCATAAATAATTTTAGCTACTTTAGTCTGGTCAACATCATTACCGCCCCCCTTAAACGCTGGGGTCAAAACATTTGCGATGTCCATGACGGTCAGATCACCTTCTGATAGTTTAGTAGCTATCCGCACCAAACTTGTCCCGCAAGCCGATTCAGCTTGCATGCACCCGTCTACAGTCATCCTAGTCTTGTAGGCTTTACCCCCCAGACTTACTTGAAGCTCTCCGCGAAACGGATTTGCCATTTGTTACCTCCAATTGCAGCGTTTCATCACGGCCACCAACATTGATGACATTTGTAATTTTATACTCGCTGCTATCGACTGTAACGCTATCACCCACTGAAATGCCTTTATCGAACGGCACCTCAATCCGTGTTACATCGCCGGAAGCGTTTATGCTTCCTTGCACAGTCTCGTCTGAGACAGCGATTTCTTTATCAACCCAAGCCATATTACACCGTAGCTATCGTAATATCGCCAGCACTCTGGAACGAGAAGCTGTAAGTCACTTCGCCGTTGTACTCGCCCGCATACTCAAGAGTCTCAAGCATAAACGCGCCGGTAAGAGTGATTAGGTCAGGGACAAGAAACTGGTAATTGGCGTTAGCCGCCGCATGCCACTTCCCGTATAGTGTCGTCTCTGAAGCGGAATCCGTGAAGACGCCGTTACCAGATACCGACATGCTCTTGACACCAGCAGCAGCCAGTAAACTTCGAGCATCATTGGTAGAGTCCTTGTTAGTGATATCTACCGCCTCATCATTGAGGGTAATTGAGGTTGAACGCATACCGCCGATAGTAGTGAATACCTCTGGCGAGGCAGCATTTCCTATCTTCATCAGTAATGCGCGACCCTTTTGAGCAGCCATAATGTTATCTCCTTCTAGCTGTCTGTGATAAACGCCCGAAAGCGCATTACACCGTGGCGGGTTACGCCATCATTCTCCAGCACCTCGCTGGAAAATTCACACCGCAAGTCTATCAGGTTTGCTCCGCTAACGGAAAGGCCATGTTCGTGGAGCAGCGTATATATTCTTGCAGCTATATTTTTAGTCTCTTTCATGCCCCTGTAATCAGAATATACATCCACGTTGAATATATAATCCCTTGCATCAAGGGTCTTAGAACCATCGTCAGATGTAGTTGTCGGCCCTATCACTACAACAGGCAGGGCAGTGTCGTCAGGAACCGCGTCATAAACGCCCGTAACTAAGTCTCCAAGCGCACTATCACCATTTAGGCGGCTATACAGTGCCTCTTGTAAGGTGAAGCCATGCAGGGCCATTTAATCCTCTTTACCTTTAGCGCGATACAGCGGGTGATCTTTCGGCAATAAATCTCTATCAAACTGCCCACTGCGATATCTGTTGTTTCGCACGGCGTACAGAAATGCGTTTACCCTCGCATAAGCCCATTGATCAGGCCCGCTTACATTTCTGCGTACACTTTCAGGGTTTGTCCTGTAAGCACCGACGCCGCGCTCAAAGACTGCCCGCAGACTACGCATGTTGACACGTTTACCCGTTTTGTCTCCGTGTTCATCATTATGCTCTTTCATTTTTTCTTTAAGAGCCGACTCAACCCGCGCACTCACCGCCTTGGACTGCCCGGTGGCCCTAAGATATATAGAATGGCTTGAACACGGCATATAGTAGTTGCCGTCAGGGGTTTTAAGCGTATGTGTGCCGTCACAACCAAGCTGATCAGCCCTACGCAATGCACCAGAGACGGAACGGAACACATCGCGCCCCTCACCCATACGGGGGTCTTGCTTATCAGTCATTTGATCCCATCTTTCACGGCCTTAGAGAACAAGCGTTTATATTTAGCCCTGCCCTGTTCAAGGGCGGGCTGTAGGAAAGGTCTAGCTGCCATATTACGAGTGCCGAACTCTAATGCAGCGGAATAATCAGCCCTGCTCTCCACATCAGCGCCCATAGCATCCCCATCAAAGACTAGGTGTATGTTATTAGCCAAGAACCCCGTATCACCCGCTGGCGCATCACCGGGAGCCGAAACATTGATGGTTCTTTTGGGGTTATATCGTGTTGATTGCGGACCAGAACGAGGATTCTGCAATATGCTTGTTATAGCTTCATTGCGCGTTTCGTTACCCGCAACTCGAACCGCTGCCTTAAGATTATTTAGAACTGCCCTTGATTGCCTCTCAAGTGAAGCGTCAAAATCCGCCTTATTAACCACTTTAAGCCGTAGCGTCATTGATCCCACCCTCCGTGCATCGCAACTGTAGGAACCTGTCTCGCGTTCCCATGTTTAGCACTGATCTTATGGAAAATGTGCGCGTTGTACCTGAGTCATTCCACTGCAAGCGCATCTTAGCGCCGCCAGCGCTGAAGTTGAGGTTCGCATAATAACGTATATAAACATCATGAGTGATATCGTGCCTAGTAGCGCCATCAGAAAAAGACTGATTACCGGAAACAGGAACAATATCAGCAAAAACGGACCTAGTTGTAGACCAGCTTGATGTGAACCCGCCGCCCGTATCCGTACTAGCACTTCGCGACTGTAGATTTACCGAATGACGTAAGTTGCCGGCATAGGGTGTCTTTGCCATCAGCCATACCCCACCCCAAAGCGCGAAATCCTATATGGATTCCAGCAAGCTGCAACAAGGGATGGCACAATGGCCACGCCCTCCCCTTTCACTACCAAGTCTGGATTTTCAAACAAGTGAGCCGCCATAACAAGTGCGCCTTGACGTATTGGGTCAGGAACAGAACTTGCTGCACTGCCATAACCGGCCACATACTTGATTTCAAGGGCATTGGCCACTCGAAGCATGTCGGGCCAAGTCTCGCCTGTTCTAAGTACCACACGGCCCATATCTCCCGCTGTATCCACATAGTATTTAGATGTGGCCAGCGTTGAAGCGGTATCATCATCATCGTAAGTCTTAACGTGAGATACACTGCCAAGCGGAGAGAATGGAAGCCTTACCTCTCTCTTTCGGTAAGTAAGATAAGGCCCGGTTGTAATGCCTTCAATATCAGGCAGCACATCATCAGCATAGGGTATATTATCAAGAAACAGAATAAGCGTCCGGTTGACGAGAGACCGCTGCAAATAGTTTTTTGCGATCTCAGTGGCCGCTGATTGACAAACGCCCAAAATAGTATTGTGGGTGCTATCGCTATTTGCGATGCGTAGCTGATCCTTTACCTCATTTAAAGAGATAAGATCAGCCGTTTCCGCTGTGTGGACAGTAACCCCTGACATAGAACGTTATCAATCTGACTTCTTAGCGGTGCGTTTCTTAGGCGCAACTTTTTTCTTTTCAGAAACAGAGTCCGCTAGATCATTATCAATAAAAACCTGACCGATCTCAGCTTGCCAAGGCGCAGACATATCATACTCAACTGCCGCCTCATACATCATGGTCTCTGTGCCGTGAAGGTTTGAGGAACCTCTAGTCGATTGCTTCATTACAATCTTCATCTTAAATCTCCCAATAAATAAAGAAGGGGACGAGCGTTAACCCGCCCCCAACCTATTTAACCAGTGGATGTTCCGTTATCAGAACTTCCGCTAGGCTTGTGGATGTTGTTCGTCAACGCAAGAATGCCAATCGGCGTTCCGTTGCTGTGAGTGCCTGTTTTCGTGCAGACAATACGAACATACCGCTCTGGCCCCGTGTACCCAATCGGGTAAACAGCGTCATCTTCAGCGGCAGCATCAACAGTAGCGTAAATTCCACTGGAATCTACAGCGGCATATGACACACGCGAGGAGCTTGTCACGTTTGTCCAAGTTGAGTCATCTGGGGAATCCTGAATAGAGATATCCCATTTGACGGAACTGGAAAGCGTGTCTCCACTTTCACCCATCGTGAGCATCAACATTGCTGCCCCAATAGTGAAGTTTCGATCAAGCGTTGCACTTGTCACTGTTGCCGTACTCGTAGCCGGATCAAGCAACTGAGTTGCTGAAAGGCTATTAGCTAGATCATAGGTCATTTTCTAAGCCCTCCTTATGCTGAGACTTTTTGCTTACGGATAGCTTCCGCAAGCACGACTTGACCACCGACCCGACGACGCGCAATGTAGCGAATCGTTCCGCTTGTAGCCTGAGTGAAAGGATCACGCAGAATTGCAAGCTGAATACGGTCAATAATCATGTAGGCTCGGTTGAAATCACCGAAAGCTACGGGAAAAGCGCCCGCACCAACGTCGGCCATGTCCGGTGCCTCGACATAAGGCTGTCCCAAGATCGTATTAGGGACGCCCGCTTGCAAGCTAAACCCGGCTTGGAACACATAGGAACCATTTGAGTCTACCAGCTTACGGATTGCGCCAAGAGTCGAGCGATTAAACATAAAGATGCCGTTGCGGGCATATTCTGTTTTGACTCCGGAATACAGGTCAATTAGGCCGTTTGCAAGTAATGCCGTTCCGTTTCCAGAATTGGTCTCTGCAACCGAAGCGTTGACCATGAAGCCTTCAGGCTGACCTGCAGCGGTACCATTGACAAAGGCAGTGCCTTCAGCTTTAGCAAACTGCTCGGCAAACTCCGTGGAAAGTTCCGATTCCATGTTGAACGCAGAATCTTCTACTTCCTGCTCAGAGATATCCACCAGTGCATACTGTTCGTGTGCGCTGATTTCTTCCATTCCATAGGTGAGACCCGTGGTTTCTGAGCGAGTACCAACTTCTGCAACCCACTGGGCAGCGAACTGCCCTGTGCGACTAGGAACTTGGACACTACGAGCAGAAGTCTGACGAATACGGGCCGCTGAGCGAACAGGGGAGATTTCCGTAACCTTCTTAACGATTTCTGCCACATACTCAGGAGGAGCAAGGTAGCCGCCGCCCGTATCATTGGATACGGTAAGCACTTTGACTTCCATCTCATCAAGAGCATCTTTGCCCTTACGGAGATAGGTGTCATAAGCAGCCATGCGCTGATCAATCGCCTTGGATTCAAGACCGACCTCTGGACGCTTGAGTGCAGTTTCCATTTCGTCAACACGCTCGGAAACGGTGTCAGCAGCAAGAGCCGCTTTAGTAAGACGCTGGTTCATATCTTCCAGCGAATCAAGTGACTTCTCAATACGATCTAGCTTTTCATCAACTAGCGTATCAGAAGCACCCTTCTTCTCAATACCGGCGAGGCGCTCGTCGTTGGTGGATTTGAACTCTTCAAATGCCTTACCAATTGACTCAACAGCCTCCCGGACTTCTGTAGCATCGGACATTTTGTCCTCCTTTAATCAGAAGATGTGGGTTGAATGATGCTTGCGAGACCTCCCAAAAGGGAAACAATCTCTGTGTCACTTCCACCAGCATCCCGCTGTTGTGTGATTGTGGTAATGATTGCTTTCGCACAAGCCTTAGAATCTGAACGGCTCAAGTTGCCTTCATCCCGAAGGAAACCCTCCCATTCGCGAATAGTCCAATCTTCGCCCTTAACCGCTGAAACCCTAGCTTTAGGGTTCATTGGGAAGGTGACTAGACTAATCTCCATAAGGTCAACCTCTTTAAGCATACGACGCCTACGACGGCTATCGTATTCCTGCTTGTTGGGGTCAGCCCTGTAACCGATAGATAGGCCATCAAGTGCGCCCATCTTCATTAGCTCATAAGCCTCACGGCCCTGTTGAGTACCGAGAGCCAAGCGGCCCTTAACCGCAAGTCCATCTCCGTCCTCTGAAATTGTATCGAATACGCCTATCGGCATATCCTGCTTGTGCTGCCAAAGAAGTTTGACTTCCTTGGGCTTACGCCGCCGTAATGACTTAGCAAAGGCTCCCGCCTCTACAACATCATTGCCTAAATCTTTATTTCCAAAAATTGATCCGTATCCAGAGAAGCCGCCCTTCTCTTCGTCATCTTCATCATTGTACGCCTTCAGATCAAATTGAATGAACTTGCTTTCAAATTCACCAACAACCTCATCAGTTTCCACTGACTCAATGACCTCATCGGACATTTTTGAACCCTCTTGATAGCTGGAAGAACACACTGCCGCTCGTTGGTTCCTGCTTGGAAACTCTGAGGCCATTTTATCATCGCCCATACAACGACTCATAAAATCCTGTTCACCCTCACCGGGAGATGGCTTCAAAATCGGCATACAACAGTCCTTTAGACAGTCAACAGTCTATCATTAGATCATATCCTGTCAACAGCCTAAAAAATGTAGCTGTACATCTTTAGTGTAAAGTTTTTTATACCCTGTAAAAATAATAGTTGACAAGGTGTCCGTTATTTGCTATATCTTATGGGTAGCAAACACACAGGAGAAACCGATGACCACATACAACGGATATCAGATTGAACCGGCACCCGCTAACCGGCGCCCCGTCCACTACTACAGCGGCAAAGCCAACGGATATCTAAAGATTGCCATTGGCCTTGAGCGCCGCGCAAAACGAGCCGGTCGCGACAGCGCAGAATACAAGCGGTACATGAAGCTGCTAAACACCTATCTTAAATATAATGAATTGGCTAAATCAGCTAAATAATTAACAGGAGAAGGAGATGGTGACCTATGCATATTGAGCAAATTGATGATGTGGCTGGTACGTCCCTAAAGGGGCGTATCGCTTCCACCTACTATGACCTAGTCGATGCGCTAGGCGAGCCAATAACCGAAGGGCTTGATGGCTCCACTGTTGAGTGGCGTGTAGAGATTGAAGATGATTACGATACTCTGCACACGGTCTGCGTATATGACCGCCATCAGGACTCCACCCCCAAAGGGCAATATGATTGGTATGTTGGGGCGCACAACCTAGAGGGCTGTGATGCGCTGTCTGATTACCTTACACAGGTGCAAGCCCTTGCTAACTGGAACAGGGTTTCGTAAAATGCGTTTCTGACTACTCCTCCCTGTTGAAACTTCGCCACTTTCGGGTGGCGATTTTTTTTGCCTAAAATCATAATAAATAGTTGACACCATGTCCAGCATTTCCTATATTAGATGAGTAAGCACACACACACAGGAGAAACCAATGACTAAATTCGTAAACAAAAATTTTGACTACAGTGGAATGTACCTTCATTACGGTGAAGGCATTGACCGCCGCTTCGTTGCTCGATTCAAAAACGGCGGCGTGGTTGCCTTCAAGAAGTTCCTTCGTGAGAACTTCACCGTTGAGGAATACTTTGACTTACTTGGCAGTCAAAATTCTATTTCATGTTCTTACGCACCTTTGAAGATTCTTGAAAGCAAGGGTTACGTTTCCCCCAACGCTTGCAAAATCCTCAAAAAACGCGGTTATCCACAAACTCTTGAAGGCCGTAATCAAATGACTAGAGATCAAGCGGACCTTCATGTGAGGAAAAATATTCCTTACACCGCAACAGATGATGATATGTTGCTCCACTCTTAAAAAAATCCAAAGTTCAATAAGAGCCGTCAGTTCACGCTGGCGGTTCTTTTGTATCAAAGAGGAACAGAGCCTCATCAATCCATTCAGCTTGAGATGGATTCCACCGCTTATATTCATCTAAGATTTCACGATCTAAATCAGACAGCGTAGATTTGTTGAGTATCGTATCCGCGATACCTTCCATTTTCAGTTGCGCCTCTGACTGCTTAGACATCTGGGAATGGCCTCTTGTTTATAATAGATTCTATGAGACGTATAAAAAGTGGGTCTACTAAATCCTCACGATCCATAAAGTACATACTGAAGTTCTCAGCAAACCATTCCCGTTCATTCTTGTCACCGTATCGAGTCGCTGACTTGCGAGTACCGCGCTTGGCATTGGACTTCATCCACTTCTCAACTTCCGGCGCGAAGTAAGTACCCCTGTTGATCACCAAATACTGTTGATGAACATTGTGACCAAACTCATGGTAGATAGTGCTTCGAATCTTATCTAATGGATCAGAAAAATAAGCATCTGATGTCCAAGGTCTACCGGATATCTCATCCCCCCACTTCCATCCGTCTGGCGGAACGCCTTCTGTAAGTGATTTTTGTCTGCGAAGTTCATACAGTTCATCATCAATCTCTGCATGTCTACGTCTTGAGAATACGAAGAAGTCAAAATCTTCTTGGTTCAGACCGCCGGACTGACCGTCTCTGGTCTTAACATACTTGGGAAAAGCTACCTCAAGACCGCCTAGTCTTTTATCCGTATCAATTACGATATCAGTCTTTTCTTTCGTAAGTTCGTCAATACGTCGATTAGTTGATGCTAGTGCAACATCCTTATCTTTACCTTTTACCGCCTTATCTGCCAGCGCACTGAACTGCTTGCCTTTGATGCCAATGACTGCATCACCCATATCCGCTAGAGCACCATCCCCCCTGATGCCCTTCAAGCCGCGCAAAGGCAAAACCCCCGTGATGTCGGCTAACTGATCAGTCTCCTCCAGCAAGGCATTAACTATGGATGTAGCCTCTTTGGATAGCGTTCCCGCTTTAGCTTTGCCAAAATCTGTGGCAGCGCGGCCTCTAAATCTGCTCGTTATACCAGAAAGCCCATCTGGATCGCGCTCTAAAAACCTAGACTGCGCCACCCCAAAGCGCTCAACCATACGATCAACAGCCAACGCCTTGGCTATGATCTGTATCTCATCAATGCCTACCATCTTAGGCTTGCGCTTAGGGTTGGCCGCTACTACCACAGTCGGGGCTTCTTCTACCTCTTCTTCCGGCTCAACATATAACAGGACACAACGACAATTTATTACCTCTGCCGGCCCCCCTCTTGGATCGCCGGGGTAAGCCATCTTGCGACCGCCTACTATGAAATCCTCGTCAATACCTACTTGCTGGCCACTAGCCGCCGCATGTGTTCCCCGTGTCCTGCCATCTGTGTTAGCCATCCACTGCTTTTGCATCTCAGGGACACCGAAAGATTTTTGTTGCTCATGCGTGGCAAAAGATGATGCGTTGTGTATTTCTGTTCTGGCTATAGTGGTTGCTCTTGCCCTGCTAAACCTTGGCTCAAACCTATCCCGTATTGCCCTAGCAATTACGTCAACCCCCGCCGTGCTGTTCCTCTCAATGGTGCTTTGTATGATGCGCTGAGTGGTGGTGCTTATTTCCGTAACCCTCTGCGCCCCCCGCGTTCGTATGAAGGCGGCAAAGATGTCCTCAAATGATGCAACCGCTTTTGCAGATCGTCTATTCGCAATTGCGCGGTCAGAGAAAACTTTGATGGTCTCCTCGTATAGCTGCCCAAGAGTTGAATCCATACGTCTAAATATATCAGGATAGAGACCTCTAGCCCCCGATACACCGCCCGACTCAACTGCGTCAGCCGCTTGATTGCCAATTTCAGAGAACAGCCGTATTAAACGAAAAGTGTAAGAGCGTTCTAGCCCTGACCTTAACCGATTTACCTCACGATATTCCCGCAACGGGGATAGGCGTATCGCTCTTTTCTTTTTCAGGGCCACCATTAGATGACTTCTCCCGTTCCTTCATAATCTGATCCCGCTTGCGACTAGACCAGCGGAAACCACCATCCCCACCCCACAAGTCCCAAGCAATTCGGCCAGCGGATGGAAAGCCATCTTCTCCCTCACTAAACCCTTCCGCTTGCTTATCAACCTCATGCCGTGAAAAGAAACTAAACATATCCAGCACATCTCGGTCACTTAGGCTATCTCTGGCCACAAGCTGCCTTGCCCGCCTCACTCCGACCCCTGTGCCGCCCCTATTGTACTCTTCACGCCATTTTAACGCCCGCTCAGCGGCTTCAGCCATGCCAGCGGTAGGCTTGGTGTCAATTGCCTTGAAAAGCGGCTGTACAACGCTGTCTGACTTGGATGGTATTTTTATACCCATAGCTTCATGATAGGCATCATGTGATCCGCAGGGCATATAATAGGTCATGCCATTAATATCGTGGGTGTGACTGCCTACGCATCCAATTTGCTGCGCTCTGGCTTCTGCCTGTTCTTGCGTGAAATGAAGCTCCATGCTCTTCTCTGTACCATCAGATTGAGAGCCATAAGCCTCTTCCGCCAGTTTCTCTGCTTCTTCTTCATTAGCTGGCTGCGATGGTGCGGGTTCTGGCTGTCCCAAAGGAAATAAATTAGCTGGTATATAGGCATCATCCCCGCCCTGTAACGGCTCCAGATTCAAACGCTCCCTAGCTTCATTTCGAGTAATAATGCCAGTATCAACCGCCCGTATAACATTATCATAGACCATGCGTCGCCGTTCTGCGATAGCCGGGATATCGTCAATGTTATAAGTCAACTTAATGCTATCATCTCCAAATGATGGCACTAGCCATTCATTCATATCGCTTTCAATATGACGCAGCATCGGAATGATTGTTTCTTCATACAGCGCCAGCCTAGCTTCTGCCATGTTCGCGTATGTTTGGGAGTCAGGTATGCCGACAAGCTGACCCGGAACACCAAAGCACAGGGCGATATCACGCGCTGACATATTCTTCATTGAACTGAAGTCCATGTCCTTGGGTGTCATACCCATCTCTTTATAATCAAAATCCCCTTCTAATATCATTGTACGGCCAGCATTTTCCGTCTTTTCAAAACGCTGTGTAAGGTCTGATCTTAGCTGGTCACGTTGGGCTTCTGTCAGCATCGTCATGCTGCCGCTTTCGTCTTTCGGCTTGTAAACCACTGCACCTGATGGACGCGCACCATTCATCAGCAGAGCCACGTTATGGCGATTGCTCAAATTGTGCTGGTCAATATCCACGGCGGCGGGCATGACCGGACTAAGCCCATAAAAGTCATTCAACGGATTGAACAGCTTAATTTGCTTTATATCTGATTCACCCGTTGTAGAATCTACCGGATATGTAGCTGCGGTCTTACCGTTGACTACATAATCGTAACGATCTGGTATTTCTCTTTTGCCGGGTACAACTTGAACCCTGTCAGGACGCAGCGTGTAAAGTTCCCTTGGATTTCCCTGATCTGGACCGCTCTTCATAACAAACGAGTTGCCTGACAACAGAAGGTAGCTATAGACCTCTTGAAAGAACTCTGACCCGTTGGCCATAGGATTAGGCCGGTTCAGTAAGTCCAGTATTGCGCTATCTTCAATAGGTTGATCTCCACGCATTAGCTGAAACTTAACAGCCGCCGAACCCTGCGCTATCTCATTAACACAACGATAGACAATAGCGTTCTGGATATACCCATCTGTAGCAAGTTGGTCATACCGTTCTTTAGGGGCCACCCTTGTGCCTACATTCGCATATGCAACAACCGGCCCCTCTTTGATTTGCCTAGGTTGATTTTGAGGAGCGTTAAATAGCGCACCCCATGCTTCTTTAAGGCCCATTATGATACCCTCCACATCGCTTGCCCGCTTGAGGCGCTTAATTCAGTGATACCGAAAACCAAGGCATCTAGCCTATCTGGTGATTTGGCTGTTTCCGGTGTGTAGCCGCACATCTGCTGCTCTAACTCACTAAATACGCCCAAGTGACTGACCTTGCCTTGCTCATATAGAGCAGATATAGGCTCTGCCCTAAGTAACTTTCCACGGGATGATCTTATAGCTTTATACGGCACTCCCGATTCAACCGTTCTAATCAGACGCTCTACAAGATCGCCGCCGTTATTAACTTCAGCTACAATTTTATCAGCGTCATGCTCATGGTACGCATTTACTGCTTTCTGCGCCCACGCATCTGGTGACATCCTACCAGAGATATCATCAATTACATAATATCGATTATCAACGCCTCTTCCAGATATAATTATTCCGGTTTCGTCGCTGTTTTCTCCAGATGTGACGGCGGGGTCAATACTAACCACAATGCGCTGCATTTCCGGTGCTTCTGTAACCCTCTGGTCCTCTATTATAGAATGAGACCACAACGCGCCTTCAATGTCATCTATGATTTCAGCGTACAGTTCTTGGCGTCCTAGCCTTGTATTGGAGTATTTTTCTTCTAGCATGGCCAACGCTGATGGAGCTAGATTAGCGGCGTTCTCAAAAGTGCTACCTCTTGTGATACATATGTTAGCTCGTTTTGCTAAATCTCTTATCATTGGGATTGGTTTAGGAGTGGTAGTAATAACGCACTGAGGCTTATCCCCAAGACGCAGCCCAAACTGCAATTGATCAAATGTATCTGGATACTGCCAAGCGGCCAACTCATCACACCACGCTCTATGAAACTGCGGCCCTCGTAGCCTATCCGGCTCGGTTGCACTAAAGCCCATGATCTTGCTGCCGTTGTATAGCCTTATTTCGCTTGCTGAAGCGTTGTATCCTTGACCACGCCCTGACTTAAGGCACTCACGAGGAAGGTGCTTGAGCATGCCGGAAACGCCACCGAAGGCTACCCTTCGTATATCCCCAAAGGTAGGAGTAACAACGGCCACCTGTGATTCTGGATTTTTAAGCGCGTATATCAACGCATCCATTGCTCCAGTAAGAGTCTTACCCCACCCTCTGCCGGCAAGTATAAGCCACACATCCCAATCCCCCGGTGGCGTAACCTGTTCGGGGCGTGAGATATTTCTTATCCAATCACTGTAAAGTGTGGTTGCCGCTCTGTGACTTGGCTGCGGCAATCGCGTCCAATTCGTCAGCAATTTCTCGGAACGACTCGGGGATCGCAACATTAGTTGACACCTTTGATATCTCTTGAGCCTCACCAAGGGCTAGTTTGCCTATTTTCTGCGCCTGACCCACAACAGATGCCAGCCTGTCTAGCACCCCTGCTGCCATGCCCTCATAATCAGGATCATTTCTAAGCTGTTCTTCATCTTGTGTGATCTTTCGCGCCACTTTGGCCATCAAGCTCTGCGCCAGCCTTAGAGCGTTATCATCTAGGCGGTTGCTATGCTCAACGTAATCCTTCAACCGCGTAGCCCTGATTCTCTCATCAATCTCGGTTTGGACGTGGTTTCTCTGCCCCTGCCAATCCTCTTTACTGGCGTAACGATATAGAGTGGTACGAGAAACGCCGTACTTTTGAACTAACGAGTCAATGCTTGGGTAGTCAAAAGCACCGCTTTCATCAGTATGGCCGTGTATGAACTCACGGCGTATATCCTCTTTTATAGCCTCAGTCAGCTTAAGGGATTTAGTTTCTTCGTTATCACTCTGTTCCATTTTGTACCTCTACTATGCTTTAACACCATTTTCTTTAGCCAACAATATCTGATGTTTTGATACCCACGATTTGTTGTATTCTGCATCCTTGAATAGCTTGCTGAATCCCGTGATGTGTTTAAGCCTCAATAGTTCATCAGCATCCATGCCCAACTTGTTGCATATATCTGCATCTGCCCATCCATTCTCTAGCATAGTGAACACCATATTAGACATGCCCGTAACGCTATGAGCGCCTCGCGCCCTGTTATGTCTAACAGTAGATGCCATCCTGTCATTTATGCTTTTGTCCAGAACCACTACGGGCAAATGACCGTGGGTGCTGTCTTTTATGTCCTTGTTATTTTTACAGGTAAAGTATCTATGGAAACCATCCACGATAACGTACACATCTCTATCCGGATCATAGACCGTAACAATTGGCTGGGTGTAACCATCATGCTTAATTGAGGTATGCAATAACCCCATCTCCTTACCCGCCACGGAATTAGGATTGTAATCATTGGCCTCAACCTTCTCAATTGGAACCCACTTTACATCATTGATGGGATGATGTGAGAAGTCTGGACTATCCGACATTTAAGTATCTCTCTTTTATCTGCACTAAATTTTGAGGGGGTCGTTTGCGAGCATGCAAATTACCTTTTTTCCAATCCCTGTAAGCTATGATTGATGGACTATTCAAATACCCTGCAATTTTTACAAACTCCCAATCATTGACGAGAAGTGACCCTATTTGCTTCTGGTACATTTCATCCGGCTTGCGTAATTCGTCATATAGATCGTCCATACGCGACCACTGCTTTTTAAACCTTGCTTTGTGATCCTCTAAAGTTATCAAATTATCTGTAAGATAATCCCTGTATTCCTTCCAATCTTTGAACATAGGCGGCAGCTTCTTAACCGCTAACATCTCATGCTTCTGCATATGCTTTGCCTGATTGACGCCTTTAAGTCTCTTAGTAAGAGCGCCCCATGTATCAGGCTCGACCTCATGCAAAAAGAAGAGACTGTGTACTGCTGTTTCATGGTGAAGGTTTGACACCCTCATTTTGTGAGGCGCTTGTCCGTAACGGTATAACTCATCATAGATACGACAATACGGCCATTCACCATCATGTATAGATTTCCAAACATCACTGAGACACCAATCGTAGAGCGGATAAAACGTATAGTGGTCTTTCTTTTTATCCAGCACCTTTCCCCATGTGATCTCTTTATAGGTTTGACCTGTGGTCAGGCCCGCTAAACGCTGCGGGCTTTCCTCTGCCCTTACCCCGGCCAGATAACAAGCCTTCTGATCTGGAAACCAATGCGCCAGCATTTTAGGGAAAATATCATGAAACCTATCAGTGCCGAACACGTTCTCTTTAATGCTTATGTCTTCTTTAGGACGCATCCACTCTTCATCCTCGTCCCAACACATTAGCCACGGCTCATCCATAGAGGTTGCGTTGAACAGCTTTATGGGTGCCTGTATCCACAATGGCTCAACGCGAGGGTCCGCCATAGCCAAACGCATATACTCAATGGTCATGCCGTATTCTGCTTCCTGATCCAAGAACAGCATTTTCAAGGGAAGCTTCCCGCGCTGTTCCGCGACCATCAAAGCCAACTGCATAGTCACAGTGCTGTCTTTGCCTCCGGACGTTGAGATAACTACATTGTCAAATTCATCAAACACCCTGTTCATTCTACTTAGCGCGGCGTCCCATACGTTGTTTTTTAAGTATATTTTCAACGTCTCATCCTTTCACCGCAAACAGTTATGCACTTCCCATCATAATCAGACCCTACAATGCGTTTTCCGCCCCCCTCACTAAAGGCCAGCAATGGGGTGGCATAACCGCAGCACCAATCACCCATGCTTCTGTACCGCGCCCCTAGCGCCTTACAGATGGATATATTGGTATCATGTGGGCCATCATACTTATCAAACCACCAGACCATGAAAGCATCTGCACCGTTTAGCTTCACAGGAAGACTCCCAGAGTGAGATGGAAGCATTTTCATTAAGGTCTTGCCTAGCGTCATATAGAACGGCTTTCTGATGCGCTTTATCTCAGAACCTAGAACACTAGCAAATTCTTGGTATGTACGCCTGTCACTGACTTCTGCTCTGTCATTGAAAACCTTAAACCCATGAGGCCACGGTGGCTCACCATAGATAACATCACAATCAGTCACCTCGTCAGGGATGCCGTTAACCATCAGATCACTTTGAAGAAAAAGATATCTATCACCGCTCACTCTAGTTGATACAGCAACATCCTTTGTATCAAACTTACTTTTCAAAGCAGTGTGATACATTTCATCCATTCACTGCGGCCCTGTTTATGATCTCCGTTTCATGAGCTGAAGCGCCCATAGTCCAGTATTTGTAGCCGCCCACATATAGATAGATATATTTACGCTTATAAAATGCCTCAGTGATTCCGTGTTCTCTGATACACATCACGGCATTTTCAAAATCTGATTTTGATGCCCATTCAGATACCCGTGTGTATTCATGCGGTATTGAGGGCATGCTTTTGGCAAAGCGCCACTTCTTGCCAGACACGCACTCTTGAAATTGATCTGGAGTCATGATCCCGTAAATATGAAAGTTTCAGCGCAATGCGGACACATCACCTCTGTTCCTTGTTCAGCCTTGCCATTTTGTATGCCGTTAATCTGAGAAGTCATATTATCTGATGCACGGTCCAGACTTACATCATCAACATTATATGGACTAAATGAGGGGTCTACGTTTGGTTGGAAATCAACAACCTCAAAACCCTCAACGCCAGTAAGACTCAAATCAAAATTTGCCTCACTTAGCGCCGTCAATTCCCTATAGAACAACCCGTCATCCCAAGCGGAGTTCTCACTTAGCTTGTTATCCGCAATGACATATGCCCTGCGCTGGTCCTCAGTCCACCCAGAAGCAACGACACAAGGGACTGCTTCCATCCCTAGCCTCTTTGCCGCCTCAAGCCTTCCATGACCCGCTATCACGTTGCTAGCGTCATCAATTAAGATTGGAACAGTCCAGCCCCACTGCCTGATGCTATTCGCTAACTGCTCAATCTGAGAGTCAGGGTGCATCCTTGGGTTGCGGTCATACGGAACCAACGACTCAATCGGACGGCTATCAACTTTGCTGGCTGGATCGCTCATTTTCCTTGGCCTCTATATCTTTTGAAGCTGCGTCTTTTAGATTTGTTTGAAGGTCTAGATCGAACGCTTTGGCCTATTGATGTCTTCTTCTTGATTGACTCAATCTTGTTTAACCCCTTTGCTTTTGTAGCCATTGCTATCTTGAGCCTCAGTCATAAAAAAACGGAACGGCTTATCATAACCGTCCCGCTTTTTATTGTCACCCCTTTTTGTGGTTACGCTCTCATTTCTCCAAGCCCCCAACGCATGGCGAAACTGTTTCTTTGCGCGGCTTCAAGTAAGTCTGTTTCAAACCCCCAATGCTGATAGCCCTGTTTTATGCAGTCGTAATATCCAGACGAAGGCGGCGCTATAGCATCTCTATGCATCGTGTAAGTCATGTACTCCTCACCATCCATAGTCAGATACATTTTGGTATAGAGGGTTGGGAATCCCTCATATCTATCAAGCGCCTCTTCGCACGCATCCGTTATGCTAAATACTCCAAGATTTATTAACGCCCCTTCTTCTTCTGTGATATCCGCCACATTGCGAAATATCAGCTTGAAGTGGTTTAACTGTATCCCGTGAAGCGGCTCCGCGTCTGGGCATCTTACAGCCATCTGATCAAGATTAAGGTTTGATCCGTATGCTAAATATAACATCTGCTTTTCTCCTGTGTGCTACGCCGCGAGTGCTTCGCGGCGGGTTTCAAAAAACTCTACTACGCTATTCGGTATCTCTGCATTTAGAGAATCGTCAATTACTTCTGCCGTACCGATTACTACGCTCCAAAAATCCCTCATTGTATTCACATCCAGAACACGCCGCCCTCGATATGGATTGCCAACATAAAGCGCATCCAACTGCTCAATAGTGAAAATATGAACAGCACCATCAGGGCTTGTTACTTTCCAATTCTGTGCGCCGGCATGGCGCATCTGGCCACCCGCCGCTTCAATCTGTGTTCTCACTTCGTCGTAAACCCGGTTTTTTGAGCGGCGCACATTCATGTTAGGGCCACCCGCGTTTTTCATCTTGGCGCTCTGGTCCATGAAATGCTGAAGAAACAAAATCCAGTTTGAGACCTTAACGTAATCTGTAGAACCGGCATGCTGGCGAAACTCAATCGTATTATAACGGTTCAAGCTGGCGAGGTTCAGTTTAGTAAATCGCGTATTAAGAAACTGAGTGGTCACCCTTGCTTGCTGGGCATCCAAGTATTCATCTGTTCCGTGTATCTCGGAAATGCAGCTAGCTACACTTCTGCAATATGTGTTGTTGTTTGCACGGCGGCTGCGCGGGAACCAAGAGTCAATTTCCGCCTCATTGTCTTTGTAACGCTTCACAATGTTTTTTACATCCAGCGCGGTAAGGTCAATCGCTTCAAGGTGAACGTGAACCCCAGTCTGGCGGTTAACCACACAACCCATCCCGGCCATGGTGTCCATAACAACTTTTAGATCGAAGAAACCGCTTTCGCCCTGAAGGATTGGGCTAACCATCTCATAGCCACATGAGGCATCGGTAACAATTTTCCAATGGCTCTGCGTCCGGTGGTTGTAACCCTCAACTACGCAATCAATGCCCTGTGCAGAAATAGCCCGTGCGAGTTCATCGCGGTTAACACCTACGAACTCAATTTCAACTCCAAACCTACGTTGCGTTCCTAAAAACATTTTTTAACTCCGTGTGCTTATTTGTTGCTACACAAAGAGAGTACGAAATGCGTGACATGGTGTCAACTATTATATTGCTTTTTTTTAAAAAATAATTGTGCTTATAATTCAGCATGTTAGTTGATGCTTTGATGTGCCTTGCGCTAAATGTTTATTTTGAGGCTAGAAACCAGAGCCTTGAAGGACAGCTTGCTGTTGCTCAAGTCGTGGTAAATCGCACCATAGATAATAGGTATCCAGACACTCTATGTGAGGTCGTTTACGATGCGAGGACATACTCATCTGGATTTCCCAAGCGCCATCAGTGTCAGTTTTCGTGGTACTGCGATGGCAAATCGGACAAGCCTACAGACAAGGCTGCTTTTGAGAGAGCGATGCAGATCACGATCTATCTGATGAAATCTAATGTTAGTGATATTACGAATGGGGCCACGCATTATCACACCCTGCAAGTTCTGCCTTTTTGGGCCGAGGGTAAAAACCCGACTGCCATAATTGGCAATCACATTTTCTACCGACTTGAATCACGATACTGATCATACAACCTCTCCCATACAGCTAACGCTTGATCGTTATCTCTCATCTCTGCCCTTGAGGAAACACCCAAGATAGTCCTTAAGGCATCTTGTACTTCGACCTCATTAGCCGGATTGATTTCCATTTTTTTGGAATCACGAAGCCACGTTCCGAAAGAGACATCCTTACAAAGTATACCGGCTTGCTGAATAGCACTGGTCGCCTTACCACTTGTCTGAACTGATACAGACTTCAACATCGCTACCGCGACCCACATTTCTTCATGCGGCTTAGGAAGTCCTAGCTTGCTGACAAAACTTTCAGCTTGCTCTATTGGAAACTCCACTACCATCTGTGCAACCTTGCGTGTTTTTATAATCTTAAAATCTGCATAGGTGCCGGTGATAACTCTTTCATCATTCATTTATCTAACTCCTTATAATGTGGAGATGCCAGCCAAAGACCACATGCCAGAGCCTTGCCATAATTGGGGCTGTATCCTGACTCTGAAAAAAAGGCCAATTCATCACCTCTATGGTGAAGCTCAGAATGATGCGCGGCGCATAAAGGTATTGCGTTTTCATCTCCCGCCTTCATCCCCATGCCTCGAAACCCAGACCACGGACGCATCAAATGATGTGCTTGAACTCCACCGTTGCAATCCGTTTTTGAATTTATGCCCACAGCGCAATCTTTCTCACGGACATGAGCCAGATGCTTTTGTGATTTCAAAATGGTATCTCGTCATCTAGCGAATTATTGTTTTCTGGTTGAGGTTGATCGGTTCTCGGCTGGATATCAGATACAGCAAGTGACGTATATTCATTGCCAGCCTTGCTCGTTTTCTTCCAAGCCGCGATTGATTTTACAGAATCAACTGAGATAGCCTCCACCATACCCTTGCTATCTGGGTGCTTATCAGATGATTTATTGTCATTTTTTTTAATCGTACCGATTGCCCGATATAGCTCAATAATAGGCTGTCCTTCTTTATTGTTTCGTTTAACCGCTATGATGCGGTGATCGGTTCCATCCATATTGACAGCACCCTGTCGGATAACTTCATAGTGGTCCCTCATAGGGTATAGAGCGCCGCTATTAGTGTTGTCGTACTCAGCCATTATACTTCCTCAATTGTGATTGATCTGTGCCTTCCCGGCATAACTTTGACATAACCTCGCAAATGCAACTGATGTACAAGCTCCCAACTTCGAGAGAGCGCTACTCCTAAATCAGCGGCTATTTCAGCGTATGAAGGCGAGTGATTGTTTTCTTTCCAGAACGCTTTAATAAAAGCCAATGCTTCAGATTGTCGTTTGGTCACACTAACCCCCTTCTTGAATTAATTCGTGCCAATCTCCAGAGCTTATCCCTGTTAGCTCATTTGCCTTTCGATAAAGACGTTCATAGGTCCAGCCATTAACAAACATCATGCTCTCGGCTATTACATCAACGGCTTCAGCGTTTCGTGTTTTCACGGCTTCAATTATTGCCGCGTCAAGATTTCTTTTAGCCATTATGCATCCTGCCCTTCTATTTCTGTTTTCAATTTACCAGCGGCATCTGAGAGTTTTCCAAGCAAGGCAGCAACCTTGTCGTCCTGACCTTTAGTTTGACTCTTAGCCCAAGCTGACACCTCTTTCAGCATCTTGCATTGTTCAGTAACCCATGCCTCGCTATGAGAAAACTTGTCGATGGGCTGTATTGCTTTCGTAAATGAGTTCCAATCAGTAAAGGTCTTATCTACCTTACCATCCAACCCAAACACCTCGTAGCTTCGCGACGGCGTTTTAGTCTTGGGTACTGCTTTATCTCCCTTGTTCCCCTGCGCCGCGTTTCCATCATCTTCGTCATCTGATTCAAGGTTTAGCAGCGAAATCAAATTATAGCGCCGGTAATAGGTGATCTGTGATCCTGTGTTCTGCGGACCCCCTGCATTTTCCATTGCTATGATGCTACTGATAAACTCGCCAGATGGTGCATGCTCAATAGTTGTTCGCAATACATTTGCTAGCTCTCCATTTACTGGAACCGCTAAAACTTGATGCCTTACTGAAAGGTTCAGGTCTGTATATGCACCCATTATTGCATCTTCAATATCTTTAAGAGTTGAGAATCTATGCTCTTTGTTGCCTGACTTGAAGTATGCGTTAACTCCAGATTTTGCCAGCGGATCAAAATTTGAACGGGCGGTCATCATTGCAGCATGTAGCTTCGCTCCTGATGATGACTCAACTAAATCAAATAAGGACATCCGGCCATATGTCATCTGCTTGGTTTCGTATTCCATTATTAAATCTCCAATCATCTGTATCTGGCGTCAGAATTGACGCGAGTTCCTGTGTGTCTCTGCTAAGTGAGAGAAATTTCTCAAGACCAAAAATGATCTTCATAACCGTTTCTTGATGAGCTTTTTTGTTCGCTACCCTATGTGAGACTGCTTCCCGTGGAGTAACATAGTCTAACCACAAGTCATTCTCTGGGTAGGCAAACCCATAAACTGCCAACTGTCGGCAATGCGCGATTGATGGCCCTCTTGAATACATATTTCTGGCCACAGTTTTAAGGTCTCGTATCTGACCTTTATAAATAAAGTCTATGTACCCCACGAAGGGGATCGGCAAATCCTCATGCTGAAAAACAATTTTCTGCTGATATTCTTCTGGCTCTCCTAGCCCTCTATAAACTGTGTAAGCATTTTCTACATACGCTGGAAGCGTTGATCTTTCTTTATCCCCTGCTGGATTACCATGCACGAACTCATCAAATTTTGATTGCGCCTTAAATATACCGGCATCAAGGTTGCCTGTTTTAAGAGCAAGCTCCAGACCCGCCTCTGTTGAATGTCCGCGATACGCTGCCGGTCCGCTAGAGCTTTCAAGGCCCGCTAGTTTGCCAATCGCCGCCCACGGCGTAGATACCCAAGAATTTATAAAAGATGGGCTTAAATAGGTTATTCCGTGGGTTTCAAATGCGTTATTCGTCATACATTCCGCCTTTCTTCTGGTTTTATAATATATGTTTCAGTTTGTTACAACCCCATTCTGTGGTATTGTCTGGAATGCTTTTGTTTGATTACCTTAATGAAAACGGAATGACCTATGCTGATTTTGCGTCTGAGGTGGGCTTTTCCGTGCGCTCAGTTGAGAAGTGGGCAAGAGGTGAGCGTTACGCCGGCTACATCGCCACTGAACGTATCAAGACAGCTACCAAACATCAGGTAACTGCCGAGGATCATTACAATGCAGTCACAAAGCGGCATCATAGAGATACCGTATCCGCCATCAGCTAATCGGTTATGGCGATATTATAAATCCCGCCCGGTTAAATCTAATGATTACAGAATTTGGCTTGCTGAATGCTCCGCTAAGATACGTTATGAGTGGAAACGCCCTACTATTGACTGCCCCGTTCATGTGACCCTTTCCATTGGGGTTCCAGACAAACGCAAACGGGATTTAGATAATAGAATTAAACCGTGCCTTGATCTGTTGCAGATATCTTCAGTCTTAGAAGATGACAACCTTGTTCACAGCTTATCCGCCGCTTGGAATTATAACCTGAAATCTAAAGTTCTGATTTTCATAAAACCGTTGACTTAGCGCTCCCCTTTATGTAGTGGTACATGACAACATGGCACAAAGGAGTAAAAAATGTCATTTCCATTTGTTATATCTTCAATTGAGGCTAAGGGGATTTCTTCGGCGCAAAAGATTACCTTGATTGCATTAGCTAACAGGGCAAGTGATAAAGGCGTTTGTTTCCCTTCACAGGATACAATAGCCAAGGATACTGGCCTCTCAAAGCGGCACGTTTACAGATGTCTTTGCGATCTTCAAGAAATGGGTCTATTAGGCTGGACACAACAACACGACACTCAAGATAGAAGGAAAAAAAAGAACGTGTACTCTCTTGATTTACCCAACATTAAAGGACTTGCTGGCATTAATGACAGGGTGGCCGATGAAACTAATAATAATACTAGTTTACATGGCCATAGTGTCACGCAATCTGATACAAGCTATACGACCGCTAAAAGCCTCACTGAACTTGCTGGATGATTTCAGAGAAGCTGCGCGAGAACGGCATTGAGCTTAGAACCACGACACCGGGCAACTACAAAACATATTGCCCAAACTGCCGATATACTCGCAAGAGCAGAAACAAGCTAGACAAGCCCCTTTCTGTTACCATTGATAATGATGGCGGCGCGGTGTGGCTATGCCATAACTGCGAACACGCCGGAAATATACCAAGCTCCCAACGCACACAGGAGATCAAAGTGACCTATAAAAAACCAAGGGTTCCTGACGCGCTAAAGGTAACTAGCCAAATGGATAGTTTTTTTGCTGACCGCAAAATAAGCAAGGATACCACCGAAGCCTTCCGAATTTTTACCGCCATGAAGAATTATGGCAATGGACCAGAAGAAACGGTAGCCTTTCCGTATCACTTAGATGGCGAAGTGGTAAACGTAAAATACCGATCCCATAGCAAACAGTTTCAGCAAGAGGCTAACGCCCAACGAACCCTTTTCAACATTGATGCGGTGGAAGGCGACAGCATTATCTTTGTAGAGGGTGAGATGGATGTACTGGCTTGTTGGGAAGCTGGAATAAAAAATGCTGTGTCCTTACCTGACGGCGCTCCCAAGGAAGCGAAGTACCGTGAAGATGACAAGCGATTTGCTGCTCTAGCGGAGTGCGATAAGCTAGAAAAAATGAAAAGCGTTTATATTGCTGTAGATATGGATGAGGCAGGGCAAGCCCTAGCGGCTGAACTGGCGCACAGATTTGGCAAAGATAAGTGCCTAAAGGTTCAATGGCCTTCGCTCAACGATGTGCAGTGCAAGGATGCCAACGAATGTTTAGTTGACCACGGAGCGGTGGTGCTGCGCGAGTGCTTAGACAACGCCACGCACTACCCCATTGACGGCGTGTACAGGGCGAATGATTACATTACTGATGTATGGGATTTGTATGCCGGAAAACAGGTCAAACCTTTTAGCACCGGGTTTGAGCAACTTGATACGATATACCGCCTTCTACCCGCTACCTTCCATGTAGTGACCGGGATACCAAATCACGGCAAGTCTAATTTTATTGACCAGCTTTTGATAAACACCGCCAAGCTACACAATTGGAAGTTTGCTCTGTTTTCACCGGAGCATTCCAGCACCTATCACATTAGGCGGCTGGCAGAGATTTACACAGAGAAACCTTTTGATATGGGGCCATCTGAACGCATGACTCCAGAGGATTTGCAAGGCGCAGTTAGTTTTATAGATGAGCATTTCAAGTTCATAGAGAGTAAGGACCGTGTGCCTACGATTGATTGGCTCCTAGAAAAGGCTAGAGCGGCCTGTATACGGCATGGCATCAATGGGGTGGTTATAGACCCCTATAATGAGATAAGCGCCAACAGAAGCGCCGGAAAACGCGAAGACGAGCATATAAGAGATTTGATCTCAGCGTGTAAGGCGTTCTGTAGAAACCAAGGGATTATTATGTGGGTTGTGGCGCACCCGGCCAAGATGATGCGAAAGGACGATGGTAGCTACCCAGTGCCGGGTATGTATGACATCAGCGGTGCCGCCCATTGGAACAATATGGCTGATGTTGGGCTTGTTGTTCATCGATTGTTTGATGAAGGCAAGACGGTGGTTTGCACAAAGAAGGTGCGAGAGCAAGGATACTACGGCAACCTTGGCGAGGCTGTTTTTGAGTATGACACTAATCGCAAATGTTACCGCGAATACAACCCTGCTGCGGTTAGAACCCCAATGCCATATTCAGACTAAAACCACAAAAAGGGGTTGACACCCTGTCCTCTTCTGTTTTATAAGCACAATTGCACAGCAGGAGAACACAGTTATGACCTTTCATTTTGCAGATGATGTAATAGCAGCCCTTGGTAATCCAACTAAGGGGATACATAGCGCCAAAAGCCTAAAACACAACTCCAAGCTATCTAAACATAGTGCAGATTTGAAAAAAACGATGAGATCATCTAGCCGGTTTGTTCTGGATGATGATTTCACCGCCTTTGCTTTGGAAGCATCTATGAGGGCAAGTGCATCAGACTTGCTATCACAATATGAGCTTTTCCGCTTGCCGCATGATTTCGTTTGGGTTGAATGGAATGAAGTTGCCAGACAAAAAGCAATGGTAGAAATCGGAGGAAGAAGTGATTTTGAGGTAAAGGTGCGAGAGCCTGATTGGGAAAACCTTGCTGATAACGTCGGATACCTCTTGCATTATGACGAGGGTTATACTCCGCACACACAAGAATCAATTATAGCCAACCCGTTCATTGGGTTTGACGGACAATATAAAAATCTCACAACGACATCGCCGCTCTCGATTCAATTTGCTGTGTTATCTGAGACAAGTGGCTTTACCCTAGAAGATCACAGGAGATTCTTAAAAGATTACACTGGCACTGAAGCAACTAATGAAGAAGCAGAGAGCGCACGCACGCAAGAAATCTTAGCCACAATTGATGGTCTTGGTGAATGGTGGGTAAAAAAAGAAGGATATAATGACAAACCATCACTAGAAAAGCTGTTGAACCACATTAGGCTAATTCAAGGAGCCGGGGCCGTTTTCTACCCACAGTTCCATATGCCTTGGACAGAAGATGGAATAAGAAATCTGAGCAAAACCGGAATGGCCATGACAAGAGGTGACTCTCGTTTCCTGATAACCGTTATGGCGCTCTTGAACTACGATTGGGTTGTAAAAACACCGCGTGAGTCAAGCGGCAGACTTTACAAATACGGGAAGTTCAACAAAGGACACTCTCATATCGAAGTGGCGCTTGATCTTCCTAAATGGCAGGGCGTAACGATAACGCCCAAAGGCTTTGGAGAAATGAATGAAAGTAGCCGCCGGCAGCATAGCGTTAGAGGTCACTGGAGACGCTACAAAACTGGCGAAAGAGTATGGATTAATTCACATTTAAGAGGAGACCCCAAGCTAGGAACCATAACCAAGGACTTTGTACTTCAGCACAGGAGCAATAGATAATGAATGAACAGCCAAACATTTTTGATTTCATAGAAGCTAAACACCTAAAAGAAAAAGGCATGGCAACCGCTGCTAATAGCCGCAATGAGTTGCTAAAGGTAGCGCGTGATTGCGCTATTTGGTACGCGAAGCATCAAGGATTCGGAATCTGCACCGCTGATGATGTAGCCAAGGTCATGACTGATAGGGGTTACACTTACAGCGATCTAGGAAATGCTGCGGGATCAATATTCAAAGCTAATGATTGGAATTTCACAGGTAGCTATGTGAAATCTAAAAAAGTGTCTGCCCATGCTCGGGATATCAAAGTGTGGCGGCTAAAAGAAGACCCACCATGCTAAGACCCTTAGTAATCATAGCATGCGTAGCACTAACGGGGTGCGCTTCAAAATGGGAGCCTGTGGTTGATCCACGCGGCTCTAAAGAACCAAAAGAAATCATACGCGATCAAATGGAGTGTGAAAGGCTGATAACCAAAGCTGATGAATACGGCGGCACTCCAGTATACGAAAGAAATAATTTTCGTTTTCTGGGTATAAATGTATGCTGGACAGATTGCGGTAAGGGGTCTGTTCCCGAAGGATACAATCCAATGGCCAAATGCCTGTCCAATCGTGGACATTCAATTATCAACTGGTAAAGGTGACAAAATGAATCAAGAACTATTGCAACAATTGCAGCCGCTTCGCTTCCCTGTAGAAATGAGAAATATATCAGGAATACCCGAACACATGGGTAGACAGCTTGTGCGGACGGACCGCGCCCCCGCCACTCCAATTGCTATTCACAAGTCAAGATATAAACCCATATCGCACACAGATGCGTTTGTGACATCACTGGAAGCTATAGATGGCACCGGCATTGATATGGATAATGTTGAGATGCAAGTTGATTCAATCAATGATGGGGCTATGGCATCCATAGAAGTGTTGTTCAAAAGCCATCACATGAAGATTGGCGATCACGATCTATACCTAAAATATGTAGCTAGAAATAGTTACAATCAGGTGTGGAAATACCAATCGTTTTTTGGTTGGATGAATAGCGTCTGCTTCAATACGCTAGTTAGCGGTCAAAAACTGTCTTATTCTGCCAACAGACATACAGCAAGATTTGACTCTGCATCCGCCGTTAAAAAAATTCGAGTAGCCGCTGAAGCTGTATTATCTGATAAGCCGTTATTTGAGAAATGGTGGAACACACCGGTCAGTGACGAGCAAGCGTTAGATTTGTTTAAGAAAACTCTGGTCAAGTATCCCAAAACTGAAGCGCAGATTATGGCTGGAGAAGGTCAGCATAATATCAAGCAATTATCGCATCTCACAGAAAACTTCCAATCTGAGGCTCAGCAACTGCATGGGTCCGGTGACTACGGACGCGCAGGAGCTTCGGGTTCCTTGTGGTGCGCCTTCCAAGCCGCGACCGCATGGTCAACTCATTGCCGTGATTCCATTGAAGATAGAAGTAATTTCAAATTGAAAGAAGAGCGGGAACGAAAGGTCAAATCCATGATTAGCTCAACAAAATGGAAAGAACTAGAAGCCGCATGAGCAAGCAAAAAGATTGGATGCAAGTTGAGTTCAAGGCATTGCGAATAGAATCAAAACTATCGCAAAAAGCTCTGGCGGGTCTTACCGGGACAGCAGCCAATACAATACACAATTTTGAAGAAGGAAAAAGCTCCCCTAGCATCAAAACAGTCGAGAAGTGGCTTAATGAGCTAGGATATGAAATTGATATACACCCCAAATAAGGGTTGATTCAATCAAATTTGTGTGTATAATAACTTTTGCACAACAGGAGAAAGCTAATGTTAGATTCAATACACAATTTTAAAATTATCGCACCATGCGATGCTTGCGACACCCAAGGCGTTGTCAGTGACCGCCACCCAAATGATCCCGCTAGTAGAGACAAAACTTGCGATGAATGTGAGGGTTCTGGGCATTCAGAGTATTATGAACTTTATGACTCAAAGGTGGATGCTTGGGCAGACTATCCTGAAGCCTTGGACATCATCCCAATATGAAAAAAATACCTAATCCAACGCCAAACTTTGATATTTTCAAGGCTGATCTAGAAGTTCGCTTGGTTATGATGAAAGCGCCTGAGATATCAAACGATATGATGAAAGCGGAATGGAAGAGTCGCTGCAATGCGATCTTTTATTCTGACGCCAACTATCAATGTATCCGGCGAGACTCTATTAAGGACATGCCGCACAGACACAACCCACTATTTTTAGATTTAATCAAAGATACCCTTATATGGTTGGCTATAAGTCGATTTGATGGAATGCCGATATCATGGGTTGATAAGCAAGATATCAAAAACGTAGTGGTCGGCAATGATCATGAAGCAGTTGAGCTATACCCACATGAAAACAGAGCTATCCCGTGGGGCGAAGAAGATCATTTGTGGGTGTTAAAAACACCTGATTTATTTCACCCTTACGGATTCGGTTCATTTGAAGAGTGAGCATTGGCTTGGGACCGTCAATGAGGATCGTCGTCATTTTGGAGGAAATTATGTATGACATTACAAAAGCATCTGAGAGTTACGGAAAGAAACCTGTCTGGGGACGCGAGTTCTATGCTCAAGATGGTGCAGGAATGTACGTTCCAGTTCTGTTTGTCCCATACTTTGAACGGCGCATAGCCAACAAAACCAAAAGCGAGATTTTCATTAGAGGCATCAAACAAATCTGGGATGACCGCAAACGCATCCTCTCAAAAGAATGGGCTGAAGATAATGCTTGAGTGGTTGTTAAGCCGTCTTGGCGCGAGAAAGAAATCAAAATACATAGCAGAGATGCAGCAATGGAACCCTGATCTCAGATTTTTCCAGAGGGTGCCGAAATGGTGTCATGCAGGCAAAAAAGGGAAAGAGATATTTTGTCCTGAATGTGGAGCAAAAACTTTAGTCCGACACTTCGGTTGGTCAACATTGCAGTGCAAATCATGTCACGCTGATGTTGAAAAATATCTTTGGTTTATAGGGAAATAATCATTGACACAGTGTCCGGCATCTCCTATATTCCTTGTGTAGCAACGAACACACAGGAGAAATAAGATGGCAAGAACAACGCACACCCTTGAAACAACTGATAACCTTTGGATGTTCAAGCCTGATAGTGATGGCGTTGAGGTTTGGTCAACAGCCCGAACTGGAGAACTTGGCTTACAGGGCAGATTTACTAAACAGGAAGCCAGAGATTTGTGGGTAGAATTACGATCTGATGGCGCACTGTGGGAAGAGAAGGATTGCGCTGAAACTTAATTTTCAAGCCGAACGAGTATAAACGTGGTTAGGCTAACAAACGGCTCTAAACTAAGACGTTAGCGGGTTTGCGAGGCGCCCTCACTAGAAGCCCTCGCACCAAGATTTGCACACAGGAGAACATGATGAAAAAAGCACTTACCTTTACCCTAGAACTAGCGGCCCTGATCGGACTGTTTGGTACTATCTACATTGCATGGCTGTTTATGGCAGCTATGACCGCCCCGGCTCCAGTATGATGGGGGGCGGTATGAGCAAAGAGGACTTAGTTGAGCATATAGCCAGAATGAGCCACAATGAGCGACATGAGTTCGCAACGCATCTAGTATCACGATGGCCCAATTTAGCTATAGAGATAGCCGATTCTATAAATTTCTGTACTATTGATGAGGATGACATTAACGACTCTACATCTGCGCTTATGGCACAGGACGCTTTTAGGCGCATACAAACGGTGGACGATTACCGCTCGGCTATACAAGAGATTGCTAACAAAGCCCTAGAAGACGTTCGAGAGGCCAAAGACATCTACGCACGAATGAAAGAAATTCTGGAATGCAAAAAAGTCTCATAAAAGATATGTTAATTGATGCTTGCAAACGAAATGACGAAAAAGCTATATCATTTCTAACTCAACTATGTCTTGATCACAACGTCTCTATTGAAAGAATCAAAGAGTGGTCTAAGGAAACAACCGATGAAGCGCGGCCCTCATAACGACTCCAATCGCGCTCTAGCCGTGGATTTCCATCTGCGGCGCTCCTGTGTGCTACAGATGACATCAAGGTAACGAGGGATAGCCTTGATGTCTTTTTTCTGCCCACCGAATACAGATACTACTGTTCATGGAGTTTTGCAGCTTGATAGCATCTCAAATGAAATCTGCGACTCCCTCTACAATCTGCGAAAAAACATAAAGCCCATTTCTGCTAAGGTCGGCAATCAAAACGGAGCATATGAAGTCGTTTCAACTATTAGAGACGTGATGGCCTACCCTATAGGAACTAACCATCCCTCGGTTGCTTTATCAAATGAAATCATTAGTAAGATTGTCGCTGAGGCCAATGAGACCTTCAACTACAATCTAACAGGAATGATTGAAAGCTGCGCTTTGCTTAAATACACCTCGCCGTCTCATGGATATGATTGGCACGTTGACATAGCCAATGGCACTGAATCACTTCGAAAAATATCTATAATTATCAATCTAAATGATAAATATGAAGGCGGGGATTTTGAAATGTTCTCAGAGGGTGTTTCATCTATATCTTTTCAAAAAGGTGATGTGATTGCTTTCTCATCATTCCTACCACACCGGATAACGCCGATTACCAAAGGTGAGCGGTGGTCTTTAGTTGCTTGGGTGTCTGGACCCTGTTTCCGATGATGATTGACTCTATGGCGTACCGCAGAATGGAACAGATACGACAGCTACAACAGCGCGTTGATCAATTGGAAAAGGGCTTAGAAGAATTAATAGCTGTAGCTGAGATATCTGAAGGGCCAGCGGCGGCATATTACTGCATGCTGGCCCGACAGACACTACTTTTTAGGTTTGATGGCTTGGAAACCAAAGAAGGCAGCGATAATACCCCCGCCCGAGACGTAGAATAAATTACTCAAGCCTGACATCGCGCTTATCTTAGAGTTATCCATAAAGAACATAGCAAGCGTAAACGCAAACATAGATATCGCTGTTGATATTACAATTCTTTCTTGAACCTTGTACTTCCGGTGATTGTCGTGAGCTTCAACGATTGCAAGCTCTCTATCGCTTACTACTCCGTCCCCATCGACATCTAGATCGTTGAAGGTTGATTTCTCTTCTAATTTCTTTGCCATATTACTTTCCTTTCAATAGTGGGTTATCAAGCGCACGTTGCAAAGTCTTGTTGAGTCTGGATTCCAGAGCATCAAGTTTTTCATCTACTGAATTGATTTTGCTATCAAAACGCGAACTCGCATTAGAGGTGATATCTCGCAGAGTTACTTCTGCTTGGCGCATTGCGGCGCGAGTATCAGAATCAGCCTCTCTTGACCTTCGATCCACTGCTCCAATTGACTTATATAGCTTTCCACTATCACTGCGCTGATCCTCTCGTAAATCTCGCGCAATCTGTTGTATCTCGCTGACCCGCAGACGGACAGACTCCATTTCTTTCATAACGGCATTTACGGTCTCATTCTGAACAGCTTGCTCCTGCCTGATCCCACTTAGGTCTGGCGCTGTGTAACTCGCTATCTTTGCTTTCATCTGTTCATAGTCCTTGTAGACCTCAAAGGCTCCGTAAAGACCGCCAACTAGTGTAGATAGCCCTATGACCACAGCAACCATCTTGCCGCCCTTAAACTTGACCCCCGCAAATTCTACTTCAGCCATATCAACGTTTCCAATCTAGCTCTACAAGGGCATTGTGCGCCCCGTTTGATGTACCGAACAACGTATAGTTCTGCATCCGATCAACCATAGAAGGCCCATCAGGAACTTTTGTACCTGTAAAGAAGCCGGGTGTATCCGTTAAGGCCGCAGGGGCTACAATTTTAGGCGAGATCATACCCATAGCCACCATAGTGGTGGTTTGTGACGCTGCTGAGTATCTCTGGGACGGAGCTATCTTTGCAACCGCCTTTTCAGCCGCCGCTTTAACCTTTTCCTGTCGGCTCTTGGGCTTTGGAGGGGCTTGCGCCTCTCTAGTCTCCGCCGGCGGTTCCACGGAAGGCTCCGGCTCCGGTTCTGGTTCAGAGGGTTGAGGCTCTGGCCGCGCTTCTGCCGGCTGTCCTTCTGGTTCAGGCTCCCGTTCAGAAGACTGCTGCGGTTGTTCAGGTTCCGGTTCCGGCTCAGGTTCCGGCTCTCGGGCGCGAGGCTGTTCTACAGGGGGAGGCGCTATATCCTGTTCTATTTGAGCCTCAATGGTTGCCTCAGCTTGTGACTCCTGTTGTCGCTGTTCCATTGGAGGCGGAGGCAAATCAATTTGAATAGGCACAATTTCCGGCGGCGGTGGCGGCTCGGACGGAGCCTGTGGGGCAACCGCAACAACGATGGGGGCCGCTGCTGGCGGTGGCGGCAAGTCAACTGGAGGAGGGGGAAGGTTAATCTGAACCGGCGGCGCAGCCGCTATAACGTCGTTCTGCACGATCTGATCCAGAATCTGCTGCTCTACAACCCGTTCATGCGTAAACGTCAGGCTGGGATCAGAAAACTTTGGTCCAAAGAACCCGGAATGAAATCCTGCGTCGATTCCAAATAGAGAAAAGGTTCCCGTCAAAATTCCAAAGTCGTTCTCCACCATCGTGTCCGAGAACGAAAACAACCTCTCCCCAGTAAAGTCTAATTCTACCTCGTGAGTAAACTCTTTCGCTACGGTTCCCCCGTCTAAAAGTGTGATCCCTAACGTAAAAAGATCGCGACAGTCCCCCACCTGCGTAACGCTCGTGCATGTAGAGAGCGTAGCGTTACTCGGATGACTGTCCACGGTAACCGCGCTGTTGAGGGTAAAGCCTCTGCGAACCTCGTCCTCGGTTAACGGAACATCAAAAGTGCTCGTATAAGTTCCGCCGCCCGCCGTAGCGTTACCCGTACAAAACTCTCCGGCACTGCAACCTCTTGCGGAACCAGCAGATGTCGTGGATCCACTTGTCGTAAACGCAGACAGATCTGGAAGGACATTAGTCGTCGTTACTGTCTCCGCTAATGCAGAAGACGACATAAGCAGGAATGCGATCAGCCAACGCATCAATCGCCTCCGTACCATTCTTCTTCGTCAGGCCAATCAGAACTCTGTTGAGGCTGCAAAGATACAGTTTCCGCTTTTACCTGCAACCGCACAATAGAACCTTCCGGCGCTTTCTCCGGGTTCTTGATCCACTCTTGCCTCGCCGCGTCCCCGATCTTGCCCATAAACGGACAAGGAGTTCCGGCCATCCAAAGGCCGTCGAACACACGCACTTCCTGACAAAGAATGCTAATGCCAGCAACCTTCAGCCCCATACCAAACACAGACCGTGCCAGCTTGATCCTCTCGCAGTTTAGATCACGAGTGGTGGTGCCACCGGACACACCAAAAAGACCAGTCTGCAAAGCGCCACTGGTTCCAACTTGACAGATATCGTTGTTGTTAACGACTATTGAAGGGCTGGATGCTGTAGGTGGTGTTTTGTCAACTACTGTTGAACTGCTTACCGTAGCAGACGTTACAGTATCTGCCGCATAAGCTGCCCCGGTGGACAGAACTACCGCAAAAGCGGCCAGCCCAATCCACCGTAGCATAGCTAGATAACGCCTTTTTCCTTCAGTAGGAAACCGGCAGCGCCGCCAACAATGCCAATAATGATGACAATAGGCTGGCTGATAAGAACGCCAATTCCTACAACTCCACCGCCAAGAGCGGCATAGCTAGAAGGCTCTTTCATTCGACTAAGAATCCAGTTCATCTGTAGATCTCCTGTAAAATTAAGAAATTTTGAAAGTGCCGCCCCGAATAGCTTCACCCATGCCACGGTTCTTACCCGAAACCACGGAAGCTTTTGCAACATTCGGAGTTTTTTCATCCTTTGCATCGTTGTAAGGAACATAACCCTGGTCCTCAACTACAATGCCTTTCTTCGTAGCGTTTGAAGATTCCTTTGCCATAGCGATCTCCTATTGGCTTTGTTGTTTCATAAGTTCGCGTTCGCGAGCAGCTTGTATCCGCGCTGCCACAATATCTTCCTGAGACTGTATTCTCTCTGCGCCCAACTGAGCCGTGTTCTGAGCTTTCTGCTGGTCAAGAGACAGACGAGCTTGGTCTATCTGGTTTTCGGCGGCATCTCGTTGCGCCCGAAGTTCTAGATCCTGCTGCTTCAATGCAATAAGAGGATCTGGTTCCCCGCCACCGCTAATCTGTGCGCTTAACGATTTAACTTCTTGCATACCTTGAGCGACCAGTTCGGCTACCATACCTTCAATTTCCATGGCCTGTTGCTCGTTCGGAGGCTGGCCTTGAAGCTGCTGCTGCATCTGAGACGCAACCTGTTCTTTGGCTTTTACCGAAACGTGCTCCATGACATGCTTCTGTAAAGCCATGGCTACGACAGGCATTTGAGAAACCATCGGAGACGAACCGAACACAAGATGCGCCATGATATGGGCGTCGTGGTTCTGACCCTGAAACACGGTTAGTGGCATGTTCTCCAAAGATTCCGAGTTTTCCAGCGCCGGGTCTTTAGGAGAGGGCTCCCCCTGTTCTACAGGTTTGAGTATAGCGTCTACGTCTTTGACACCAACCGCCCTATACATCCTGCGATACGCTTCATACAAGTTGTGAAGCTCCGGCGCAGATTGAGCCAACTGTAGCTCTGTTTGTGCAAGTGTAACTCTTTGTGCCATTGAGAAGATATTTGGGTCTGACACCGGGACCACATCAACCCTATCATCGAAATCCTCCGCTTTTATAGTGCGTTCCGCACCAACAACGTTGTATGGATATTCTGGCGGCAGGTACTCTCCAAAAACGCTAGCCAGAAGCTCAAACTCTTCTTTTTGAGCATAGTGAAGCCGCTTGTGTATAGCGGACATTACTTTTGCGCCCTGCTCCAGCATAGCTATGGTTGTTCCAACCGCAGCCTGTTGGTTGCCGTCTCCTACTTGTAGATTAGAAACGGCTGCAAAACGCTGACCGGCCTCGACACAGAAGCCCATCAACTGGAACAGGGTTTGATCCGCACCCTTGTAGGGCAGGAGCATCAAGGATTCGCGGATAGCACCACCGGGAGAATCCACATCCCGGAACTCGCCCGGAGACAGTGGTTCATCGTCATTGCGTATGCGTAAACCGCGAGTTTTGAAACCCGCAGGAAGGTTGGAAAGCGTACCGGCGTCAATAAGCTGTCGAAGTGCAGCCGTTGCTGTACGGCTTAGACCACCAATCATGTGTATCAGACCAAGGCCGTAGAACCCAAATCCGGGCAGGAACTTGAAATGCACGAAGTACTGGTTCTTCTTACGCGCAGGATCGTCCGGTCTGTAGTTTCTACGGATGCTTAGAATTTTTCCGTTGTTCTCGGATACCGTAACAACATAGGGAAGCTTTATGCCGGTGGGCTCTCCGTCATCGCCTATGTCTTCGTAGCCCTCCAGATCTAGGTCAACGTGGCATTCCAGAAGCGTGACTTCTTGGTCCAGGTGATTGGGTGTAATGCCGGATATATCGTCCATCTCTTCTTGGACATCGGACGGATCCGACTGGGACGCAGACACTTCTATATCGCGATAGAAGCCAGCTACCTGTTTCTTACGAAGTTCGTTCTCGCTAATCTGGATAACGTGCGTAACGTTCTCGGAGGTTTCCAGATCTGTCGCGGTGTACGGAACAATCAACTGTTCCGCAGGCACAAACTTGCTGACTGCGCGTTCCAGAAACTCGTCGTAGTAGACCTTTTTGAAGGTAGAACCCGACAACGGTAAGTAGAACAGCATCTGGTCAAATTCCGGCGTGTACTCTTTCATCACGCACGTAATCTGATAATTCATAAAGTGGCGAACGCGATCTGCTTGACTGTCTGCCTCCGGTGTAACCTCACCCAAAACCTCTGTGCGAACCGGGCCACCAGCGGGAAGAAGCTCTCCGAAAGCCTGCGCCTGAAACTGGGTCACAGCTTCCGCAAGAAGCGGATGCGTTACGCCGGTTGCGCCTCGAAAGGGCTCCGAACGCTCTTCATATTTGAAACCAAGAAGCTCTAGTCCGGTACGATAGGCGTCTTCCCAATCCTTGCGACCGTCCTTGTTGGCTTCATACTGCTCCATAAGCTCCGAAGAAACCATGGACGAAACCCGGTCTTCGATGGTCTCGGCTAGATTGTCGTAAAAGTCGCCCGTATCCGGCGCTTCCATGCGCGGATCGAAATCCACTACAACGCCGCCGTCGTCCTCCAGTTCGATATTAAGGCCGGGAGCCTCAATGACGGTAGAATCTGCTACGTCAACTTCCGCAGATTCTTCAACATCCAGATCGACAGAGGGTATTTCGTCGCGGCGCTCTACAAGGGAGGCCGTTCCAAAGTTACTGCGGGGCAGTGGGTTCCTCGCCATCGTTATCTACGCCCCAAGGACATGATGCCGCCTCTTGCCATCTGCATGGGAATGCCCGTGCCAATGTTATCCTGCGGCATTGAAGGAACAAAACCCTGAATGTTTGGCTGCTGCATTGCTTGGTCCAAATCCCTAAGATTGTTTAGAAATCCAACACCGGCTCCAACAGACGGTGCCTCCTGCTGCATTGGTGCCATTAGACCCGCAGGGCCTTGCACGGGAGCCATCTGCTGCATTTGCTGCGTCTGCGCTGCAAGGGCGTCCGCGTCAACCTTCCTGCGAGCATTTTCAAGTTGCGCGTTGGACAAACCAACGAAAGTACCCGCACCCATGCCGGTCATGTCCATGAGATACTCAATAAGAACAACCCGATCCTGCTCGTCCATTACAAGGTCGCCGTCGGCATACCCAAGGGGACGAAAGCCCATCATATTACCCATCATCTTAAAATCTCCTCGATGAAATTCTTATCATACTATCTACCGCCGCCAAACTTCAATCTATACCGAAGCATTGCTTCCGTCGCGCTCTTTCCGCCAATCGGGTTCTTGTAAGAACCCGTCGCGGAAAGGTTGCCGCCCAAACCAAGGGGGTCCTCTACGTTATACGAGCCTTCAACGGACTTGTTCGTGCCGACGTTGCGAACGTCGGTCAAGTTGCCCTGCAAACCCAAACGACCCGGACCTACCTTACCCTCATAGCCCGCACTATACGTCGTTACATTTGGAGATTGGGCCGTGGGCCGTGTTTCCTGACGCAAATGCTGCGGTTGATATTGCGTTCGAAACTCGCGACCAACGCCACCGGTTAACGCACCACTGCCCATGGGCAGACGAAGATTAAGACCTACGTTATCCGTCTGATTGTCGAAGCGAGTGTTTTGAAAATACTGCGCGAAACGCGGGTCTACTACATCCTGGCTGGAGCGGTTGCGGTTTGCATACAAGTTTACGGGACCTAAATTTAGCTGACCGCCATAGGCCGTGGTCCGTGAGTCCTGATTACCGGGCTGCGTAGACTGCTGATAGTATCCTTTCAAAGGACCAGCGCCACCCTCAACAGTGTCCGTGGTCCGTGGGCCACCGGCATCCATGTCCCCGTCCTCAAATCTTCGCGAGTAACGAAGAAGATCTGAACCAACAGACAAGGATGCTCTGTCGGGCTGTCCAATTTCTCGGGAAGCTTGCACAGCTACTTCAGGAAGGTTTGGATCTTTGGGGACAAGAGCAGCGGCACCTTCCACGTTTGAAAGACCAGCCTCTAAGCGACCACGGCCCTCGTAAGCACGGGACGTAAACAGAAGGTATTCTGCCGCCGAAAGTTTTGTTAGATCAGGTTTTCCTTGGTCAGCCATAATTTAACCTATCACTCTTGCGTTTCCGTACAAGGGTTTATCCACCATGCCTCCGGAGGCTTTGCTCTGCACGCCAAGGTCTTTTCGGGTGTACATCATGGACTCATCAACCTGAGAGTATGGAGGTGTAGCCCGCCTCTCTTCCGGTGTCATGTCTCTTCTTTCTTGAACAAGTCGAGCTTCAGTCTCCCCAACCAAAGCTTCATAAAGCTCGTAAGGAGTGTACCGTTTTCCTGTTTTTGGATTGATCGGTAGTTTTTTCCCTTTGAAATACGACGGATTGCCACCTTTTTCAAAACCCTCTCTTTGCTGTATGGCATGTTGTAGTTCGTGTAAGGCGACTGAACGAAATTCGCGAAGTTGATCTTTGCGTTTCTGTTCTGGTTCATACTTTTCTAGTTGAGCCAATTGCTTCTTTAAGTTTTTTGGAAGGGTTTTGGGGTCCACCGCGCCTTCCGGCCCCGTTTCTCCAAGTTTACGCACACGGTACTCTAAATTATATCCACTACGGAGGCCGCTGTCTGGCATTTCCATTCCAAACAAAAGTGCACGAAGCGAGAGACCGGCATCTTCAAAATCTTTCTGAGCTTTTTCATAAAGTTCAAAGTACTTTGGATCCATTTGATACGAGGCATCTTTGTACCTGTCTCTCCGAACAGCCATGATGTTCAAACCGGGCTGATAATAACCAGCAGTTCCTCCCGATAGTTCTCCCCCTGAAGTGGTTCTTTCGACAAGCGTGTCGCCTATGGGTCTGTCCATCAAAGGAAACTTTTCACGAGCGGTTTTAGCAGGCCCACCGGGAAATTCACTTGTAGGCATGTTTTTTAGTAGTTCACGTAAAAGACCAGCATCTTCCTCTTCAAGAGCATCAACCGCTTTTTGATACTCAGAAGGATCCATTTCGTTTTTCTTTGCTCTTAACGCAGTTAGTTTTGGAATAAGAGCCGCCCTTTTTCTAGTTATTTCATCCAAAGAAACAATGTTTTCTGCAAGATCAACACCGGGGTATGCTTTTTTGTACAACTCGTCATGTACAAGAAGCTTGTCTATCTCAGGACCATAACCGGTCCTTCCGGAACCTTCTTTAACCCGACCGGTGGGTGTCAAGTAGGGCTTCAATGCGGCAGTATCTGTAACAGCAAAAGAGGCTTCGTCAGGTATTTCAAACTTCCACTCTCCCATGGGTTTCCCGTCGCGGTCATTAAACCGGAACCAACCCGTTTGATCCCAGATTTCGTCGCGAGAATGGCCCTTGTTCTCCATCTTTTTAGCTGTTTCAAGAGCATCCAGATCCGCGTTGGACGCCCTGCGGCCTGCGAACATGCCGACCACTGCGCCGGGTCCTCTCACGGGGGCGGCTATCGCGCCCGCTGCCGCAAGGGTTGGCACCAGCAACGGATCATATCCTACGACGCGCTTCTGTTTCGGGTCGTAAAACTGTAGGTCGCCACCCAAACCCGCGTTTATACCAGCGCGTTTCTGGTCTTCGAGCAACGTACCGATACCCTTTACAAGGGCGTCCGCCGTCTCGCCGCGCTTTTTGCCGCTGGATATCAGTTCTCCAAGGAACTCATACGCGGACTTTGCGCCTTGAACCACGGGCATGTACTCAACGCCCCGCTCTACAGGGCCATACACACCCGGAGTGGTGTTCGGGTAGTACATTCCGTCCGCTTCGGTGTACGTTGTTTGGGAGGGTGTAATGACTTCGCGGCGTTTCGGGGTAAAGGCATCGACTAACGGACCACTGAGCAGGTTGAAGAACCCCAATATACCGGGGGCCGTCTTTTCGGGTGTTCTACCGTACTCATACTGGATCTTGGGATCAGCCATAATAACTCCGGATGTAGGTGGACTCCTCTGAATCTACCCAATCGTCGCTCGGAAGTTGCACAAAATTGCCCTGACGATACCGCATCAAAGCCTGCGTCGTGCTGTCTACAAGGTCATCGTAGTCGCCATTCGGAAATGCCGCGCATTCATCGATGACTTCGTCCGCCCAACGTTCATCCGGTGCCCATATCATTCCACTCTCAAA